TCCATAAGTATTAAAACATAATAATAATAAAAATATATTTAAGTATTTCATTAGTTTATTTTTTTATTGATCTCATATAAACGCTCATCTATTTTATCAATAGTTTCTTTTATTTCTTCAACGTCTTCTTGAGTATCCATTATAGTATTTCTAATCAATTCGTCTTTTAGTTCATATTCTGTCTTAGATATTTCTGGTTTAGGCAATTCTTTAGCTTCCGCAATATCTGCCTGCATTACAAAATACATACTTGCAATTGTAATAGTAAAACCCACTATCATTCCGATAGTTTTAAGATCTAGTGTTATTTTAGTTGATTCCCCTATTTGTGGTGCTGCCATTTCCTCTTTTATTTGTATTAGAATTTGTTGGTGTACTTAAACTTGGACTTAACGATGGACCAGTTCCTGTATTAGCAGGTTTATTATATGTACCGGTCGGTTTAGTTGGTATAGTTACATTAGGAATATTTGGTCTAGTTCCTTGAGGTCTAGTGTAATAATAGTTATTCCAACCCCAACCATAATAAGGAGATGGTCTCCAATAATTATGATAATAAGGATATGTATGGTATATGTTTTGATACACTCTAGGTCTTAATGAATTAACATCTAGTTGTATTGTATCGCCTTCAGCTGTTACAGCTAAGACTTTAATTGTGTTTGACGGTGCTGGCGTTAACGACGCGCAGCTGCTAACAAAGGCCGCAATGACCGCCACATAAAGGACAAGTTTCCATAGTTTCATTTTTTATTTAGTTTTTATATTTTTCTTTTAAAAGACATACCCATTCGTATCCCAAACATACCAGTAGCAGCTTGATTTGTACCGCTGTCAAATGTATTTGCTTCTTCTTGTTCTATACCTTGAGGTGTCATTGTTTCACTAATAGCTCCTGGATCCGGTGGTGGAGTTGTCTGCATGTTTCCACCATGTTCGTTTTGTAAATGAGCTATCATGTTCGGGTCTCCACCTCCAACACCAGCTCTTCTTCGTTTTAATTCAGCTTCTAAACCTGGTGAGCTGTTACCTCCAGCACGACCTGACATACCTCTTTTATACAGGTCTTCTAACTCTCTAGTATCCATAGCCATCCACTTTAAAGCATCTTCACCAGCTTGACCTAGTTTAGCTTCCATTGCCGCGTGTTGGCGACCCAATCTTTGATCTAGGGCATAATTTCCTGTACTCATATTATCTTAGTGTTATGTTCAGACCAACTGAACTGTTATATATTTCTGAATCCCAGAACTTAGTATATTCGCCTTCAAAGAAAATCCCTATACTTCTATTTATTTTCCAACCAAAAACTAATCCGGTTTGATAATCTTCCCATTGTTCGTGTTCTGCATCTTCTCTTAATCCTCCCATGCCCCAATTATTTCTATTTAAATAACTAAAAGCTTCGTCACCATGTACATATTTGTGATATGGTAACAAATAGGATCCATACGCGTGAAGCCAGAATTTATTTTTGTAATGGTAAAAGTCAAAACCGACCACAGGAGATACAACTCCAAAGTTATCTATACCTTCCCACATTTCATTATTATAACGATTCATTAAATTAGGAAATATAGTATCACGAAATTGTAAATCACTATAAGCAACGATTTCACCTTCAGGATTAACCCAATACCAATCTGATGTTTGTACTTCTTGACCTGTGTTAGGATCATAGCTAGTTGATGTATAATAAATATCATCATATCCATAATAAAAACCTAAAGTATACCATGGATTAGCTGGATATTCATATACTTGACCATCAATCACGTATTCTGTAGTTTCATTTAACCATATTTCTACTGGATTATACCCGTAAGGTCTTTCATGTGTTCTATAAATAGCGCCTGCACTTATACTAAACTTTTTACCAATAGGTAATTTAGCTCTTACCTCTGCTGATTTATAATCAAAATTTACTTTCCCTTGTTTTCTACTCTCTAATTTAACCATGTGATATTTACCACTATGTTTTAAAAAGTATCTATGATTATCATATAGCTCATCTCTTTCTCTTTCTTTTTCCCAATGAAATACATATTCTAATCCTTTAACTGGAGAATTAGTGGCAGATAAACCTACATTGTTTTCAGTACCATCATAGTATTGTGCACCTTTAACTTCATAATCATATCTAGCTAGTTTTCTGACACCTATACCATATCTATAATCAAATTCATGGTAAACAGTTCCATCTACAACCTGTGGTATACTATATAATCCTCCATCTTCACCAGGTCTTACAAAGTAATCTGGTGCATTTTCTTTTGGATTTTGCATATCACCTGCTACATAAACTGTACTATATTTAAAGAGTTCATTATAAATAGATTTAAAAAATCTACCTTTATCTTTTTCTTGTGCGCTTATATTAAATGTAATAAGCATACATAGGGTAAATAAAATTTGTTTCATTATTTAGTTTTTCTTTTTTTACGTGATTTTCTTTTCTTTTGTAATGCTTCCCAATCCCTTTTTAAATAGGTTTGGATCTTTATAACTGTAGTATTACCACATGTATTTTTTTTAATTACTTTTACTTTGTAGTCATTTACTTTTTCTACAATAGTTGTAACACAATTTGTTCTTTTTTGTGCATTAATATTAAATGTTATTAATAATAATAAGATTAAAGTTATTTTTTTCATTGTTTATTTTTTATTTTTTTTTATCTAAAAAAGGATTCTTTCCGAATATTTTTTCTGCTACATATCCTACTCCTGCTGCTCCTGCTGCAGCCGCTGTTGATGCTAAAATAGTAGGCATTGCTCCTACTGTACTAGCAGCTCCTGCTAATAATATAGTGGGTAGATTTTTAAGGCCTTTTTTTACTGATTTACTATGACCTTTTGGATCTTCTAATTTTTCTCTTTGAGAATAATTTGTTCCTGGATCTCTTTGACCCCATTTACCACCTTCTGATTTTAAAGGGCTTTTCGCCATAAAAGGACTTGAAAATTTACTCATAATTTATTTTTTTAATTTTCTACCTTTACGTGCCTTACCTTTTACAGCATCATCAATATCACCAAGTTGATTACCAACTTCTTTAATTGCTTGAGCTACATCAGATAATTCTTGAGTAGTTAGTTTATATCTTTTTTTGATTTCTTTAATTGTTGAAATAGCTTTTTCATCTACAGAGGTTTTACTCCACAAATAATTCCACATATCTTTCCAATATTGTTTAGTTAATTTCCACATAATTTTTATTTATTTAAATTTATCCAATATTCTATAACACCATCCCATCTCTCTACTTCTATATAATCTTCATTTAATTTACCATCGGGTTTACCTGCTTTAGGTCCAGTTAATGGTATTCTTTTATATCCTTGAGCTTTTAATTTTTTAGCATTATATTTATAATCTTGCTTCATTTCTTCGATCTCAGCTTGTTCTGCTAATAAATGGCTTTGTGTTCCCCAATAAGGTAGATCAAAGTTCCAACCACTATAACCCATAATTAAAGCTATTCTTTGCCAAGTACGAGTTTCTTCGTCCATAGCTTGAGCCATATTATTATATTTTTGTAAAACTCTATCTATAGGAATATTAAAACCAGAAGATAATACTTGTGCTACAGCTAAGTACGCAGGATTTTCTATACTCCAACCTCTTGATTTTACCTTATCCATATTCCAATTAAAAGTTTTAGCTGCAGATCTTAATTTACGAACCTTAGAATCTATAACAGGTGATACATTAAATACTTCCCACACCGCTTCTTCATAATCTGGAGATTTTCTTTCAGATTCACTTAATATTTTTAATCCTACATTTTTCACTGTAGATGTTATAGCTCCACCAAATCCAAATCCAAATAATATAGAATCTAACATACCGTTAAGTATATTCGCGGCTTTATCTTTTTCTTCTTCATCTGTAGCATCATCAAACATTAACGCGAATAAAGCCTGTTGCATAGAATTAAATACTAGGTTTTGTACAGTAGTGTAATACAATACACCAGATATATTACTAAGATCACTTTCACGCTGTGTCATACCTGGTCTTTTTCTTCTATTAATTAAATCAAGTAACATTTTCTTAGCCTTTCTATTGTACTGCATTGTAACATTTTGGAAAGCTAATATTGTACGACCAAACAAACTTGCTTGCTGTTGAGATATTTTACTTGGATTACTAGACTGCTGAGTTTCTTCAGATATAGCATAGAAGTCATCAAATGCTTTTGCTTCTGCTTCTGCTTCAGTATATTTTTTATTAGTTTCAGGATTTGTTCTGTTTAATAAAGCTTTTTTTCTGTTGATAAAGAATGTGGCTCCACCTGTTGCAATTGCTACACTATCCATTATTCTTGTTATAACAAAACCTTTGTCAAGTAAATAAGATAAAGCACCTTTAAACCCACCTTTTTTACCAGCATCTGCTAATTCAGCTTCATTAACATTAATTTTTAATCCATCACGTCTATTAACTAAATAATCAGAATTTAATAACTTCATTACTGTTGGCCAATAATCTTTACTTACAAAAGCTTTTGCTGCGTTATATATATTATTATCACCCCAATTTATAAAATTTACATTAGATAAAAGCTGTAATGTACCAGATCTAATATTTAAGAACATCATATTACCAACTGCTTTATTCAACCAATCTAACATTTCATTTACTATTCTAGCTCCACCACCTACATAAACCGGTCTATTACTACCGGATTTCATTCTACGTAAATTATCTTCAAAAGCCTCTCTCCATTTACTTCCATAAATAGCTTCTAACTTATTCATTGTATCAGGAGTAAATATTTTTTCTACATTTTCATTAAACTCCGCCATAAGCATCGGTCTAAGTCCAGTTTGTAATTCTGATATAATATCTTGTGATATATTACCAGCTAACCAATTATTAGTAGGAGCTGGGTAACCATGACCTTTTGTTATAAGCATTACCTCGTCAGCAAAAACATTTAACTCATTATCTGATTCAACCGCTTTTACTAAATCATTAATATCTCGCTTAGACATACCAGGAATTTCCATACCCTGCTTGTGCCACATATAAACTCTAATTGCTTGAGATTTAGTATAAGGTCCAACTCCAATTTCATCCATTAAAGGATTGCTTAAACCAGTACTTTTTAAACTAGGAAACTGTTTTTTAAGATTTTCAAAATCTCTAGCAATACTCATTTGAGCTGACATTAATTCTTGTTCAGCTTTATTATATGGATTCATTAAATTATCATCAATAAACTTTCTATGTTTATTTCCTTGTTCGCCTTTACCCATGATTGGATATAACAAACCTAAGAAGTCATCCGCAGAAGAGGTTATAGTAAATTGTCTTTTTACTCTTTTAAGAAAACCAGCATCCTTTTTCTTTCCTTCTAACTTAGCTCTAACTGTTGAATATTTTTTAAAACTTTCAACACCAGTAACTTCTTCTATTTGTTTTTCAAAATCTTTATTTAATGAATCTTGTTTAGAAGCTTTAGCTATAACAGTATCAGATTTTATATCTATTTCATTTAATATTTCTTTTACCGCTTTAACATTAGGAATAGAATCGTCAGCAAAATAAAAATCATTATATCCTTCCGCGGTTTTATTTAAAACAAAATCAACCTTAGCTTGAGCTGTTCCATCTGCTAATCCTGTTATATTTTCTAAAGGTATATCTAATCCTATACTATCTAAAAATTGTTTTATAGCTGGAGCCGCGCTTTGTGGTCTAGCGGTTAAAACAAATATATCACCACTACCAAACTTACCTTGACGTTTTAAAGCAATATCAGCTAATGGTCCTTTTTTAGTTCCTTTAGCTACTTTTTCAAAATTACTAAAATCAAATGAAGCTCCTCCTTCTACTAATATATCAGCTGTTTTAGCAAATTCTGATGCTGATATTTCACTTCTTTTACCATCTTTATCAATAACAATTACTTTTTCTTTTGTTTTAGCAAGTGTATCATCAAAATCAAATATACTTATACCTTTTGCAGGTCTATTAGGTTTAGCCGCTAAAACTCTAGTTTCTAAAGAATTTAACATTGTTTCTTTTTGAGCAGTACTAGTAGCTTCTTCATCAAATATTTGATCACCAAATGATTTACTATTCTTAGCAACTACATTTGTTTTAGTTCTTTGAACTTTTAAATTATATTTAGCAGTTAATCTTTCTTTAGCAACCTTAGCAGTTGGCTCACCTTTTGTAAGCATATCATATATAAAGTTGTTTTGCTCTTGTATAAGGTTTTGATTCATTCTTCCCGCTCTAGGACCACCTTTTGGCATATTGTATTGAGAAGGCGTTAAACCTACACCTAATGATTCAGTAAGAGTTTGTCTTTTTCCATTTTTATCCCAAACCAATAAAGTATTATTATTAATACCACCTTTTTTATCATTAATAGAAGGATCTGTATATCTTATCCAAACTCCGGTTTCATTATCAAAAAACTCATCTTGTATATCTCTAGTAAGATCTACGCCATCATAGTTTCTTTTTATTAAATTATCTTGAACTTCTGTTATTTTACCTTGAATATAATTTTTTTCAATAAACTTAAAGTCTCTATCTACGGTATTTCTTTTTGCCATACCTAAAATCATACTAGCAACTTGATTAGCAGGGAAAGCATGTTCTGCTCTCATTTTGCCTTTCATTAATTTACTCCAAAATTTTATAGGAGCTAAAGCCCTGATAGGATGCATGCTGTTATTTACTTGAGCTTCTAACCACGCTGTCCAGTAGGTTAATTTTCTTTTATAAGCTTCACTATCTTTAGCCACTGAGTTTAAATCATCTGCTATTGTTTTGGCTATATTTTTAAGTACCTTTATTTTATTTGCTTGTTGCTTTCTCCAATTAGGATCAGCTATCTTAGATAAAAATGTTTTCCAACTCCAGGTTGAATATTTTAGTTGTTCACTTTGAGCTTCTTGAATAGTGCTTACAGGGTCACCTTTTTTAATACCTCTTCTTTTATCGCTTTTTTCATGAGTAACTATATTTCCTTTTTTATCAGTAAGAATTATATCAATATTATTCGCCTTTGATTTATCGTAATATACTTTACCATTTCTTTTTATTGTAGGTATACCTTCTGATTCTAATATAGCAACTGTCTCTGCGTCTAAAGATCTATTTAAATCTCTATTAGCTTCACTTTGTACTTGATATATAGATGTTGAAGTTCCTCCTGCAATAGTACTAGGAACATGGAAACTATCACCCATTTTATAATGAGCTGTTATAGTTCCTACTTGCTTGATTTGTTTTTCGTCTTTTGTTAACTTAACACCTGCTTTAGTAGGTAAAGTATTATAATCGTTTAACTCTTTGATTTGAACTCTAGCATCATCTTTTAATTGCTTTTTTTCTTTAGCTGTAAGAGGAACATCTTTTTTAGCTGACTTAACTGTTACTTCATCTAATGATCTATCTTCTTTAGTACGTTGATCTAACTTCTGCTCTAAACCATCCATAAATTCCTCAGCAGTTAATGGAGATTTTTTAAGTTCTAATACATCTTGTAACTTATCCATGAAGTTTTTATCATTTCTAAGAGTTTGTACACCCTCAGCCATGATACCTTCAGTTAACATGCTAAATAAAGACTGTTGTCTTTTTTCGTTATCTTTATAATAATCTTTTAACTTATTTTTATCTAATTTAGTTATAGCATAGACATCAGGACGTGAATAAGTTTTCTTACCATCTTTAACTTTTATTTGATCTGTCTTACCTATTTTTTTATAATTAATTAAGCCAGAATCAACATTACTTTGTCTACCTAGTCTTCGCTTTATTGTAGAAGCTGGTATTGTACCAATCAATCCTTGATCAATTATTGTGTTTACAAAAGCGTTGTACTCTGGTGATCCCCATTTACCTACTAACTCTCTCATAGTACGCATAACACTTTTATCTTTAGTGTCAGCTATTATATTTTGAGCTACTTTTTCAGGATCAGTATTTCTATTAATACTAGATATTATATCTTTTGCTAATCCCACAGGTTTCCCATCAACAATTCCACCTACTAAATCTGCAGCAACATTTTCTGTTATTTGATTTTTAACAGCAGGTATTGAAGAAGGATATTTCTTCTTTCTACCTGTATCTTTTTGTTTAGTTGAATCAAAATCTTTTTGAGTTGTAGTTTCTACAGCTACTCCTTTTTCACTTAAAACATCTTGACTAACTTGCTTTCCTTTTCTAGTTGCTTCTTCTACAATTTTAGGACCAACTCTTTTAGCAATTTGATTCATGTATGTAGATGCTTCTGATTTTGATGGATCAAAATTCTTAATAAAACTAGGAAACTCTTTGTTTAACAAACTTGTTACTTCATTATTAAACTGTGGATTACTAAGATTTAAAGGAACTTTCCGCTGTCCAGCCCATCTTTTTAACGCATCTCTACCCGCAGCTTGATATTGCGCTGCTAAATCTTCTACATTATCATAATTACCATCTTGATATTCTTTAGTAAGATTAGATAATGATTGAGTATCGCCTTTTGATGACTTAGCACTGTATTGAGGTTCAAAAGCTTTGTCCTTTTTTAACAACGAATCCATACCCTGATTGGAATCACCTTGACGTTTTAAAGCTGCTATCGCTGCGGTTCTACCTATAAATTTACTATCCAGTTTTAAAGATCCATCAGGTTGTCTAACCAGTTCCCAAGGTGAATATCCTTCTTCAGCTCGTCTTTGATTAGGCGTCATTCTATCTAAGTCTGCTTGTCTAGCTTTACTAACTTTCTTATCAGATTTAGAAGATTTACCTTGTATTTCTTTCTTCTTTTTTTCAGCTAAAATTTTATCTGTATCTATGCTTCCAAATTTATCTCTTGGTGCTGTTGTTCTAAATTTTTCAGCTTTAATTGCATCTTTCTGTTTCTTAATATCTCTTTGAACAGCCTCATAATCTCGTTGCATTCTACTTTCATCATTAGCTTTTATTTGGCCGTCCCAGTCTATTCCTCTTTCAATTTGTCGTTTTTTAAATGTCTCCCAGGGAACAGTCTGTTTAATTGTTTCAACAGTACCTGCTCCAAACTGTGTATTTATATTATCTTTAGATTTTTGTAAGTCTTCTGCCCACGTTCTTTCTGCAAAATCTTTATATATATCTTTTGTTGGTGCTGATTTAGGAATTGTAGTTTTAGTTCCAGGTTTTGAAGCTTTTGCTTTTTTATCAGTATCTATTACTTCATCTACTATTAAATCACCTTCAGCTTTACCAGCTAACAATTTTTCTTGTGCTATGTTAAGTTCGCCTTTTTCTATAGAACTGTTGTAGTCTTTTATAAAATTATAAACATCTCTACCATTATTAAATTTTATTCCTTTTAATCCAACAGCTTGTAAAACCCTTCTAATATTATCTCCTATTTGAGTAAAGATATTTTCATTAAATTTTAAATCACCTGAAGCTAAAGCATCAGAAAATAAAGTTAGTTTTTCTTCAGCTGTCATAGCTTCTGGATCATTTTTATATCGTTCTAAACGCTTATAATATTTACTATCTTCACTTACTTTTAATTTCTTTAGTTCAGAATCTAAAGCATTACCCATATTTATAGCAGTCTCAGGACTATTTTTTACTGTTTCAAATAATAAACCATGTAAAAACTCATGACCAGCTACATTAACCGCCTGATCTTTAAGAGCTTGATCTCTATTTATTATTATTTTTTGTTCGCCTGTCTTAGGGTTTTGTAATATTGTACCTTGATTACTTGAATACTTTGTTTTCCAGCCTTGTAATCTTTCACTTTTTGCAAACGCGTTAGCTTCTTTAGCATCAGCTACTTCATCTATTGTAATTTTACCTTTAGAGCTTTTATGTACAATTTGTCTAACATTACCAACATTTTTATCTAGTGCTAACTCCACATTAGCATCATCTACTATTTTTTGTATTTCTTCACCAATAGCATTTTTTCTAGATATATCACTAGCGCTAATATCCGTATCTCCTACGGCTTTAATTTTAGTTTCTAATGTTTTCTTTTCAATTAATAAATCTATTAATTTACCTTTTGTTTCACCAGTAATAGTTTTAGGAATTTTTATTGTAGAACTTCTAATGTCAGAAATATTTTTTATAGCTTCTCTTTTTTGCTTAGGATCTAACTTTGTATCTGAATTAACATTTTCTATCAATTGATCAAAATGAGCATTAGCTGTTAAGAACGTAGATGAATCTGGAGACATATCAATATTTTCTGCAATTTTAGTAGCATTAGCTACATATCCATCAGCTGAATATAAACCTCCTTTAAACTGACCAGCGATACCACCCATTCCAAATAAACTACCCATTTTCTTACCAGCTTTATATTCGGTATATATCTGATCAAAATCAATATTTCTACTAAATGGAGACGCATATCCTGATGCCATATTAGTTGTAGCTTGTGATAAATAAGACTGGAATCCTTCTGTTACACCTTCTTTGTACTGACCTAATTTATATTCTCCATACATTGTTCCTGCTCTTGCTAAATATCTACCTAAAGTGTTCTTTACAATAGTTTGCATTGCTGGATTTTTAAATAATAAACCAGCTCCAGATCCTCCAAGTTTAGAACCAAGTACATCAAACGCAAATTCAGAAGCCGCAACACCTACACCACCTGCTACAGCTGCTCCTTGATGCATACCTAATCCTTCATTTAATGCTTGAATATATTCATCTGTGGTAAAACCTCCTTCTCCATATTGTTCAGTCATTTTATTTTCTAATGAACTCATGTAAATATCAGCATATTCCATAGCTCCTTGAACAGTGTTACCAATAGCACTTAACCCCATACCAGTATAGAATAATCCAGCTCCAACAGGCGTAGCAGTACCACCACTAAAAACTGTAGCTAAAGTACCAGCTGTCATTAAACCATAACCCGCTATACGAGGAGCCATGTGGGTTATTTGATCAATACCTCCAACTATTGTACTACCAAAACCTTCAATACTGTCAAACATTCCATCTTCTACTTCTCTAGTAACAAAATTATTTAAATGTTTAAGAGCTGCATCTCTTTCGTCTAAATCAAACTGTATTCTATCTTCTGTATTTTCTTTTCTAATTTCTTTTCTAGATAAATAATCACCTACAGTGTCATTATCTGTCCAACCCCAATCATGCCAAGTTAATCTATCATCTAATCCTTTAACATATTTTCTAGCTTCACCTAGAGTCATGTCGTTGGTTATCTTACCATTTTCTAAACCCCAATTAAGTTCATTTACTATTTTCTGTCTTCTACGTTGTTGTCCTCCAGCAAGTGATACTTCAAAACTATTTGTCCATTCTTCTGTTGTCACAGGTACTTTATGAAAAGCCTGTGCCATATAAGCTAATTCCTCTCTTACTTTACCATGAAAACTATCATCATCCTCGTATTTATCTAGTTGATCATTAACCCAGTTTAAGACATAATCATCTTTCATTCCTGGCTTATAGTTTCTATCTTCTTTAAGTCTTTTATCTAAAGCTCTTTCTCCCGCTATTCCATACATTTGAAATAAATCAGTTGCTTCTTTATTATTTTGCAAAGATTCATTAAAGCTTTTATTATACCATTCAGCAAATTCTTTTTGAGCAGCTTCTAAATCTGTTTGAGTAGTAATTTCCCCGTTCTCTCCATATTTTTTAGATAGTTCAGACCATTTTTCTTTTGACTGATCTACTAAGTGTTCATTAATCTCATTTTGTATTAATGCAAACCTAGGATCTGCTTGCGCTGCTTTACTAATAGCTGCAGATGCTATTTTATTTACATCGTCTTCTTTATCTATTGATTCTGGAAAAAATGAATTAACAAACTGTTGCGCTTCAGGTCTAATACCTATTATTCCAGCTAACTCTTTAGTATCTAATTCAAGTTCACCTTTTTGCCACAGAGCAACTCTATCTTTATCTAATTGTATTCTTGATTCTATTTCTTCATCTGTAAGAACATCTCTATCGTCAAGCACACTTACTCTTTTAGATATATCAGGAACGTTTCCAGTACTATAACCACTCATATTACCTTTTAATATAAATTGTCTACCTCCTGTACTTTTAGTTACCATGTATTCTTCTAGCTTTAACAACAGCTCTCTAGCTAAACTTCCCTCTCCAGTATCATATCTAGCTTTTGATAATCTTTCAAATTTATTCATATCAAAACCTATTCTTTCAGCTACAGTTCTTAACTTGTCAATATTTACTTTACCTGATAATAAACCTGTTTTGTTCCAATGCTTTAACAAGTAGCCATGCATTAATTTATCATCTTTAAACATAGAACCACTGTCGTAAATTTCTTCACCTTCTTCTGTAATACCTAAACTACCTGCTCTTTCTTTTTCATAATCAGTTAATTCTTGTTCTCTTTCAGCTTTATAAGTAGCTCTTGCCTCTTCTTCATCAAACGTATATATAGTAGGTGCAGAATCTTGTAATTCTTTTATTTTTTCATTTGTAGCAGCTGCATTAATATTACCTATTTGATTTGGTTTAGCAATACCAGCATCAACATCAGCTTGAGTAAATAATATAGGGTTATTTCTTAATCTACTTATTTTAGTTACTATAGCATCGTTTTGAGAGCTCCAACTATTAGCTTGATTTTCAGTATTTTGTTCTTCATCATTAACAGTTTCCCCAAAAATAGTTATATTTTCTGTTCCCGTATAACCAGTTAATTTATTTTTCCATGTATTATAATCCTGTGTAATAAAACCTTTACCTCTACCAAATTGATATAATTTCTCTTGAGCTGAAGGGTTTTCTTTTAATTTTTTGTACCAAGTTTCAAAATCTTGAGTTACTTGTCCATTATCCTTAAAATATTTCCACATTTTTTCAGCACCATTTCTACCAGCTAAAACCTCCGTAGATACCGACTCTTCTTTAGGTTCTACTTCCTCAACCTCAACTTCTTCAATATTATCATCACCAGAAACTTCTTCTTCAACCGCAACATTAGTTTGTTCAAGAACACCATGTTCTTCTAACCACTTTCTTCTTTGCTCTTCTCCTGCTGCATAAGGATAATTAAGAGCACTCTTTTCAGGATTAGATAAGTTTTTCCAATAATCACTTTTAAAAAGGATCTGGTTTAGTTTGTCTTGCATTATAATTTAATTAAGTTTTTTTAAGGTAAATCCCATGTAGTTGTAGAGGGAGTTTTTTCTTCTTTCTTCATAAGTTGTGCTAAAGCTTGAGGCGTATACCTTACTTGTCCATCAAGTCCAGGTGCTGCCATCTGAGGCATAAATCTTTTCTTAAAAGTATCTTTCATGTTCTTTGTGTAATGCGCAGCGAATAAGGTCTTTTGTTCTTCACTTAAAGGAATATTATCATAACTCCAAGCTCCTTTAACTAAATCGCTATAAGGACTATCTTTCCAAGCTGCCGAAACTTCTGCTGCTGTAGCATCAGGCATACCTAAAGCCGCTCTAGCTAAATCCTCATCATAAGAAAGAGCTCCTTTACCAAGTCTAACATTCCACAAACCTATCATGTCTGCAGGATCTTCTTGTAAACCTTCTAATTGAGTATCAACATAAATTTTCATTTTATTATTAAATCTATTTTCATCCCATTTTATTACATTTTGTTGAGTCATACCATCTGCACTAACAATAGTTTCATATTCTAAGTTTCCATTAGCATCTTTCATCATAAATTCTTCATCAAGTGCTACTCCAGGTTTTAATTCTCCATCATCAGTAAAGTCTTCAGCGGCAAATATTCCCATGTCTTGAAGGTTTTCATTTTGTAATTTTGCTAAACTAGGTAGTTCATGAACTAATTCTCCTCCGGCTGCAAGTGTACTTCCTAAAGTATTATTATTTATAGATAATTTACCATCTTTAAAACCAGGTCCTTCAAAAACCATTTCAATAGTACCATCATCATTTCTGTTCATATTTACTTTATAACCATCTTTAACTGTAAAACCAGGTTGACCATTAAATATTTTAGATGCTAAAGTATAATCACTTTCTTGATTAGGATCATAATTTTTTCCTGTTATTTTCCCAAACTCTGCATTTATATTTCCAATAAAATCTGCAGTAGCTTGAGGATATGCTTCTAAAGCTGCAACTTGTCCCATTTCATCTGTACAATTATCTGAATCACAATCACCAGATTTAATTTTCATCATTAAATCCGCGTATTCTTTTCCAGTTCCTTTAAAGAATTGTTGAGTTATACTTTCAGAATTAGGGTTTTCATATTGATTTTTACTCCACCAATTTTTATTAAAAGCCATATTTTGAGTTCTACCATACTCTAATAACTCTTTATTTTCTTTTTCGTTTTGTTTTAGTTCAAGCTCTCTTTTTTCTTCTTCTTCTTTTATTTCTAGATCTCTTTTGTCTTTAATATTACCTGCTAAAGAAGCCATATCTTTTGAAAACTGTCTCCACGGTTTAGACTGATCTACATAGGTATATTTAGGATTTGTATACGACATGTTATATTTGTTTAAATTCAACGTCTAATTTAGAGTAATCTACTCTATCGTATCCGTTCTTAGATTTTACTACTGCTTCTTTAGGTATTTCATCTGACATAACTCCTTGAAATATTCCATCACCCAATACTTTATTTATATATTCAAACATGTATATATTTAAGCCGCTAGGAGATTTACCTATAAGTTTTATATTCTTTTTTAATCTACGATCACTAAAAGCACTAGCTATACCACCTAACGCGCCTGTTAAAGCACTACTACCTGCTTGTGCAGCTTGTGCTTGAGCTTGTATTGCGTTGTCTAATTGAGCAGCTGTTCTATCTAATTGTTGAGTTTCTCTATTTTCTTTTTGACTAAACACAAATGCTTTACCTTGTGCTTCTGCTGTTTGTACTTTTTCCGCTTGACTTAATTGAACTCCTTCTACTCTCTGTTTTTCAGCTATTCTTCTTTGTTCTAAATTATCTTCTCCTTGAGCTCTTAGTTTTTCATTATTAACTTCTTGATCTTCAATACTAGCAGCAACTTCTTTCTTAGATTGTAAAGCAGCTTGAGCTAATGCAGTAGCTCCACCAGCTCCAGAACCCGTGGCTCTTAAAGTATCTAATGTATTAGCTAGAGCTATATCAGCTTCTTCTATTTTCATTTCCGCAGCTTTAGTTGCTACAGATAAATTAGCGTACGAGTTAGACATCATATCTGACCTATCTGTTATCATACCTGATAAATTAGTTATACCAGCATATGGATCTATTATTTCTTGACGATTATTTTCTAAAGATTCTAGCTTATTAGTAAGTCTTTTTACTTCTTTAGCTGCGGCTCGTTGTTGTCTACGAGCAGCGCCCGCACCAAAAATACCGCCTAAAATACTAGCGCCAATCCCTATGACTGCGCCGGGTCCGCCTGCGGCTGCTATAAGCTTGCCGGGTGTTGTTGATGCTCCACTCATAATTATTTATTTATATATTCACTACTAACCGCAAACAATGACTTAGGTCCGTTTGGATCTGTTGTAGTATCGGTTTTAATTGTTACTGTACTATAATATGCTTTTACACCCATTGTTTGATTACCAAATATAACTTCACCTGCCATAGGAGTTAAAGTGTTGTTAGGTACAACCGCATAATATTTATTTTGTTTTCTATCGAATCCAGCTCTATATTGAATGTTATCTTCTATATAAGATCCTTCTTCATAACTGTATATTTTTAAATAAGGACTTACATCAACTGCTTGTAGGGTTACTACAACGTTGGTGGTTCCACCTATTACTCCGGTTGGTATTGTAATAGTATCGCCTTCTTTAAATCCATTACCTGCATTGGTTACAGTAATAGAACTTACTTCATTACCTCCAACCCCAATATTCCAAACTAATCCATACCCATTACCACTAGTTGTCCACTCTGCATTGTTATAAGTTCCATCTGTAGCATCTACTGTTTGAGTAGTAATACTACTTACTAATGTTGCAGTTGCTCCTAAGCTAGTTATTGGTGATCCTCCTCCTGCTATACTATCAAAATGACTTAACCATCCACCTACCGGTGTTATAGTAGGATCTTGACCTGTATTTTCTGAATCAAACTGAGTTATTTCCCAACCATTACTACCTTCGTAATTAACTGTTTTAAAGGTTTTAATAAAGTTAGGCATAGGATTAAACACAAACTGCACAGAAGATGCGCTAGAAGTGTTATAAAACATGTTTCTATTAGTGTTAGAATAATGTAAATATAAATTAGAATTAGGTTGTACATAATTTAAATCAGCTTCTGTAAGTTGAACGTCTACACTCAGAGTACCTCCAATTACAGTTGTACTAATTGATATTCTTTCGTCTGCTATAAAACCTGATCCTAATGTGTTTACTATTATAGAGGTACATGTATTACCAGAAATAGTTACGGTTATATTTAACCCTGTGCCACTTACATTACTTGTATAACCCGCATCTACACCTACTGTTCCCGTATAAGTACCATCTACTCCATTAAGAGTGTTAACTGATATTGATCCAACTAATTCATAACCTGTGTCTGCACTTCCTATAGTAGTAGAATAAAATTGTCCTCTACAGCTAAAAAATGTTTCTGGTTTATAAGTAAAAAAGCTAGTCCAACCTTTATTTCTTTCGTCCCATGTTAATGTTTTGTATGTAGCTGCTGTATTAAAACGAGCTGGATTGCTAGATGTACCTCCAGTTTGTATAGATAATACATAATTCATATTATAAACATCCCATGTACCTAAAATTGCATCATTCTCTCCTACAGTAGATAATTGATCTCTATAAAAATCAGTCATACCTGCTACATGTATTTCTTGTAACTGAGTACCTTCTATTTTTAATACTGCATTTCTATCTTTATCTACAAAATATTTTGTATACCCATAAGTTGCAAAAGATTCTGGATTAGTACTTATTCCCCAGTTACCAGGTATAGGGGTTATTTGTCCAATTACTACATTTGCTGTAGTAGATATTGAAGAACCTTCTGCACTATATATTGCATCTTTATCTATTAAAGCTACATTAACTTTTCGCTCTTGAAATACTGTTAAATTAGTGTCTTCAGCAAATAATTTTTGTATAGTTCCTCCTTTAGGATCTACACTTCTAGTAATTTCTTCTGCTACACTAAATTGATTAGTATTGTTTATACCAGTTCTAGAATTAAATACTCCAGAATAAATCAAAGAATTTCCTCTTATATTTTGATTAGGTTCTTCTGAAACTATATAAGCTTTTACACCTAAATCTACACTAGTATTATTATAACCTCCTCTAATTCTCGATTCTTCTATATACCAATCTGCATCTGGACTTGTAGTCATAGGTGCAACCCAAGGATAACCTGTGTTTAGGGTGGGCGTTAGTGAAGAATAGTTTAATGAAGGAGGTAAAGGAAGTGTTAATTTTTTGTCTAAACCCGCACTAGCCGCACCTGAGTTACTATCTCCTCCCGCTAATCTTTTTAAATAAAAGGAATTAAAATAATTTACTTCTAAAGTTAAAGCCATCTTAATATATATTACGTGTTTTTTTCATTAATTACGGGGTGCATGGTGCAGTGGTACAAGTATTATAATATCCATCTCCATATTCTATATAAAATTTTACTTTATCTACAGCACAAGCTCCTGTACAAAAATCTCCAGTTATAGGTTGGCTTATTACTCTATACTCACCTATAGCATCAAAGAAAAACCATCCACCTGCATCTCCAAAGAATGTACCCGATCCTGTAACTGCAGTACCTTTATCTTCACCATTACCAGTTATAGATAATGGAACTCCACTAGTAGGATAAGTTGTTCCTTGATAACTACCTGCATCAGTAGGTGGTGGTCCCCAAGTTCCTACAGCTCCCCCACCACTTACAGTTCTATACTGAACAAACCATTTCATTGAAGCATCACCTCCACAAGAAGCGTCTGTTCCTTTTAACACTCCTCTAATTCTTAATGTTCCTTGAAATAAATCTGCTCTACATGAACCAGATCCATATATAACTCCCATGTTAACTAATTTCGCTGGAGATGGTGAATATCCTAACCAATTTACTGTGCTTGCAGTAGGATAACAACATCCACCTGCAACTAACGCTTGGTTTGTAGTATTAGCAAATAAATATTCAATAGTACCATTATTACAACCAATCATTTGATAAGCTGTGTTAGCTGATAAATCTACCCCTGTACATATAGCCACCGGAGATCTTTGATAACCAACTTGTAATTGAGTTGTACATGTAGCAGTTAATCCATTTCCATCAACGTCTGTAAGTATAACATCTATATCATACAAAGCATCATCAGATAATCTTCCTGATTCAGCAGTTAGAGCTCCACTACTTGCGTCAATTTCAAATATTCCTTCAGTGGTTGAACCATCATCAACTGATATAGTTCCTAAACTCCATTGTAGTTGTTGAGTATGATTAATAGTATCAGCGCTTCCATTTATTCCATAAAAAGTTTTTATAGCAGTTGTCGCCGTTGTAATACTTATAGGACAAGGACTACCACCTGGACAATTACACGCTGGGTCTAGTGTTGATAGATCAGAAAGAGTTATACTTGGAGCTACATTTGTTAAAGTAGCAACTATAGTAACTTGACTCTCATATGTTTCATCACCTACAACTCTAGCGCAATCTAAAGTTATAGTATATATATCTGTAGAACTATTAACTGTTGCAGATCCCGTACCATACCAAAAAGTTTTACTAGTTTTAGTAGATAATTGTAATTCACCAGATCCAGTAGGTGTACTAATATCAAAGTAATCTGGATTTCCATCACCATCTACAATAGGAACATCCGGAGCTGATTGTCTAGTAACTCTTGAAATATTTACAGTTAATCCTGTTGGACTGGTGATTATAGATCCTTCACCTGATATTAATTTAAATGCTGCTCCTATATCAGTGTTACCAGCAGTAGATTCTGGAAATTCTAAACTACTAAGTGTAGCTCCTACAACACTTGGATTACCAAAATCAATACCTGAATTTAATACTTCTAATTTTCCAGACATAGAAGTTTCATAAAATAATCCTAATAATGATTCTACCGGCTTAGTCTCCATTACAGATAAAAAAGGTTGCATTGCATAGCTTATAGATGCGGTAGTACTCATATCAGTACCATTCCATGTTGATTGATCATTTACATTAGCACCAACTTGATTAGTTGAATTAGATGTAGTATTAATTTTTACTACAAAAGGATTTTGACTTTGAGCATAAAAAGAGGCAACTGTACCTACATCACCCCAAGGAATAGAACCTGTTGGTTGAGTAGTTTGATCTCCTGATGCTCCCGGAAGTGTTGTTACAATTGACCCATATTCTCCTTGGTGACCAAATACCCCAGGTAAAGCTGCGCTATAAGCTACAAAAGGAATAGCGCCATATTCTGTGTCTCTCATAGTGGCTATAGTCAATACATTTTGACTTAATTGTCCTGGATAATATTGAGCATTCCAAGGTATTCCACTTCCACTTCTAATATTAGTTGCAACGTCATTTGTTGTTGTAGCATCTTTGTTGGTAACTCTTATAAAAAGTGTTTCTTCACTATTAAACTCGTTATCGGTAGGTCCAACAGATCTTAAACTTCTAGGAATTTTATTTACATTTTCTCCTGCCGCAGTTGTTAAAGCAAATTTATTTCTTTGTAAACCTTGAGCTGCGCTTCCCCAAACAGGTAAACCATTTATAAGCCCAGGCGTAAATACATTATAATATTCTTGTTCTTGTTGTTGTACAACTATTTTATATGTATACCAACCTAAAGGATTTGGTTCTCCAGTAGTTATTCTGATTTCTCCATCACTAACACCATCGCCAATTATAAAAAGTTGATCTCCAGTTGTATAATTTTTTCCACTTGTAACTATTATAACATCATCAACTGATTGAATTACACCACCTATTACTCCACCTGTTTTAATTCTTACAGTTAACCCTGTTCCTGACTGACCAGGAAGTGCGTCAGTAGTTTTATAAACTGTATCTGTATCATATCCAGTTCCTCCTCCCTCTAAACTACTTATTGCGCCTACATTTCCATCTGCTTTATATATCCCAGGTTCTCCTGTATCATAATTTAAAGTTTGTCCTATAGAAGAATTAATAGTTAATTGTAAAGCTTTTCCTAACCAATCAATAACAGGTGAACTAGTTGCATCAGTTAAATCTCTGTAAGGTAAATAAATACTAGATCCAGCTTTAGAATCATCTGAATCATAAGAAGATAAGACAACACTTGATTGTCTACCATAATAATCTGCTAATACAAAACCTACTTGATAAGTTCTATTTTGTTTTAAGTTATGATAAGGATATTGAATATAGTTATCCCATATAACCCCTCTATCAGTAGTAGAAACACTATATTCTATATTTTCAGGAGGCGTCATTTTTTCTGTATAATTTCCATATACAACTCTATTAGTTATAATTTCTTGAGCTAAAGCTTTAATTGGAACTTTATCATATACTCTTGTGGTATCTCCTTGAGTTAATGTTTTATAAGGTTTAGTAGATTTATATTGATAATCATAGAATTTTTGATCAACATTACCTTGTATTACGTCGTTATACGCAATAGTAGAAAACGAACTTATATCACTTATATCTACTGTATCTAATACTTTAATAGCTATAGCATCAGATTCTTTATATAATATATCTATACTTTTAACTAATAAATTACTAGATAAATCCGCTGGTTGTGATTCAGGTACTGGTATTTTTAATCCAATAGAGTCAACATTGTTTTCAAACCATCTTATAATAGTACTTTTATACGCATCATCACAATCATCATTATAAACTGGATAAGTTATACTATTTTGGTCAACAGTAGAGGTTAATTGACCAGCACCAAATTCACCATATTGTTTAGGTATAAACATAAGTTGACTAAATGGAGCCATTAAAGATTCTTCTCCATCAATAAAATTAAATCTATAACTAAATCTAACAAATCTTTCTTCTAAAAATTTTGAGTCTCCTTTAAAATTTATATCATAATCTGGATTTTCACCAATATTAACCCAGCATGTAGTTGGTTTAGTGGTTCCTAATTCTGCTTCATGATCTATGGTTATTTGCCAAGCATAAGGAAGTTGTGTTGTAGTACTTGCATCTGCACCTAATATAAAACCAGTTATTCTAGTTTCAGTTATATTCTCTGCTTTTAAGGTTATTATAAGATTAACAGTTCCACCTATTTCTCCAGTACCAACAGTTATTGTATCACCTGCTTCAAATTCATAACCTGCTTTAGTAACTGTTACAGCAGTTACCGCGCCACCAGCTACAGTTACATCTATTTCTGCTCCCGTACCATCTCCTGAAGTAGTATAAGTTACGTTTGTACCACTAGTTGTAGCATCTGTTGAATTTTGTGTAATATAATTAGTTAAAGGTCCAACTAGGTTTCCACCTATTTTAGCAGTATTTGTTACACCATCAACCGTGGCATCTCCTTTAGTTACAATATCTCCTATTCGAGGTAATCCTCCGTAATTAGGGGCAGCGTTACCACCTGCATCTCTACAAGTAAATGAAGTAGTTGGAGCACTACCAGCTCCTGTTTGATTATTAAGAGAATAATTAGATTCAAATTGTTCAAACTTGTTTTCCATACTAGATCTAGTAAGATCTACTTTAAAATCAGCGGGTAAAGGACTTCCTAGAGCTGGAGAAAATTCAAAAGAATTTAAACTATTTATTTTAGTAATTCTAGTTGGTACTGTAAATTTTTCAGTAACACCTGGACCTTTATTATTATCAGTTACTAAATCACCTACTTTTATATTTATTTGTTCAGTATCAAACACTAAAGTATCAACATCTGAAGAACCAGAGTTTATAACAGCTGATGTTCTTACCATAGGTATTAAAGGTTGATAAGGATAATATTTAGCCACAGATATTTGAGATTCTTCTGTATAATAGGTAGGAGTCGCTAAACCACTAGGATTAGCAAGGTCAATATTAATTTTTCTAGGTTGGTTAAAATTATCTGTCCAAAACAATAAATTTTCTACTAAATTTATTCCGGTTACTGGAAAACATTTATTAAAGTTTAAAAAATTTCCTGTAACTAAAGTCTTTATATTATATGGGCTTTCAAATGAAACTTCTAAAATCAAACATGTATCAGTTGAACTTGCTCTTGTAGAAATATTATTATTAGAAAAAGTAGTTAACAAAAAGAATCCTCTATTATTAGTTTCATCTACTACATGACCAATTACACTAGCAGTTGTAGAAGATAAATTATTGTTAGTAGGTATTTGTAAATTTCCTAAAATATTTTCAAATTCACCAACAGTATTACCCTCTGATCTACTAATCAATAGATTAATTGCTTCTCTATATTCACCTTCTGGTAAAATACGAGAGTCAAGATCTTGATTCATTCTTCCTTTTAAGAAAGAATTTTTAATTTCTGCCATGTATTAATGTTTTATCCATTTAGATTTATTACGCATAACTTGAACTATTTCATCTAATTTAATATTAGATAATCTAATTTTCGCATTACGTAACGCAGCATATCTTTGTCTTTTATATTGGGGTGCTATAGCAGCTGTTGCGGTTCTTGTAGACATTATACTATAAAGTAAATGTTGATACATTGCTTCTTCTGCTAATTTAGGAACTTTAGTATTTAAATCATAAGCTAATCCATCAGAAATATATTCTAATAAAATTAATTTTCCTTCTAAATCACTAGAGAAATTAAAAGTTCCTCGTCTATCATCTATATTAAACCAACCATTCATCTGCATATTAACAGGATCACCTCCATATCTTTGACCATAAAAACCACCATATCCCCATAAACTTTCACCCCACCAATCATACATCCATATATTTGAATTATTAGAGTCTGATGGATACAAACCTGTTATATTGTTAGGGTTAGATGTTTCCCATCTTTCATTTATTTGAGACGTTCCTTCTATATTATCTCCAAAATTATCTTGTACAATTTCACCATCAGCAGCTTGAACAGGTGCTTCCCATGGACTACTAGTTAATTGTGTAGGATATATAGTATGTTTTACACCTGATCCATCTACCCAAGATAATTTAACATAATTAACATAATCTTGAGGAATTGTCACTGCTAGACTAGGTGGAATTGTTAATTCCTGAGATTTTATACTTTTTAAAGTATCATAACTGAATTCCTGTAAACCTCTTTTAGCATGAAAAATAACATCAGTTCTATTTACTCTAGGTATTAATTTATCTTGACCAACATAACCTACTATAAAGTTATTAACTATATCATTTAGTTTTATATATTCATAACTACCATAGTTATCTTCTACTGCATTTTCTTTTAATTGAACTTTTACATAAGTTCCTACTGCTTGAGCTAATCCTAAAGTTATAATACTATTAGTATTAGCCCCGTTTTTAGTGAAAGTTAAAACATAAGTAGTTAAATATTCTGTCCAATTTCCTAATCCAGTTGGACTTGTGTATATTCTAAAATTATTTAATGTGTAATCAGGATCTGTATTAGAAAAACTAGAACTACTACCCATTGACAACTGAGTATTAAACGTAAATGTATATGCTTTTGATACGTTTAACGCCGCGTCAGTATAGATGATCTGCGCTCCCGCGTAATACTGTAAATTATTTTCTTGGATTAATCCTCCATCTGGTTTAGGCATATCTTATGTTTTTGAGTTTTGTTCTTCTAATTGTGTTTCTTGCATTGCAACTTGTATAATTGTAGGATCATTAATAATTATACCTGCATAAGCTAATATCCTTGTTATAACGTTTGTTTGCTCTGACACGTTTAATTCAAAATTAATACTGTTATTGCTATCATATTGGAATTGACCAAAAGACCCAGGAACATAAGCCCAAATTGGATCAGCTGGTTTTTTCAAATAAGATATATTTATATCATCAGCAGTAGTAATAGTAGTAGGATAAATATATAATTTATCTTGCTCATATAAATATATAGGAAAATTAGTTGTTGGTTGAGTTAACGGGGAAAGTAATATTTGTGTTATCTCATTTCGTTGAGCATACTGAGTTAGTTCTTCACCTTTATATATAACAGATCCTAATCTATATAAATCAGTAACCACAGTAACATCTATGGTAAAAGGATTTGTCCCAGTTATTGCTCCAGCAGCACTAGCGTTGTTGATATATTTTTGAAAAAATTGTAAATCTTTTTCTAAATTTTCTACTCTATTAGAGTATTCTGTATCATTTTGTGGCACACGATATTGTTGATTAAGTTCTTCTATATAATTTTCAAAGATATTTAATTGCACTTGAGTTGCAGTTTTATTAAACTCATCCGGCGTCATGTATCCTCTTTGTTGTTGATTAAGAACTAACAAGACTGTTTTATATACAGTATTTACGTTTATTGCCATTATATTTTTTTTATAATAAAAGGCGGGCGTTAACCCGCCTTATTTATTTTTACTTAACTTTTTTAGAGATTGTTTTATAAACCTCTACGCCTTCATCAGTTTTAAACCATGCAGCTAATGCTGAATATGGATTTTCATCAAAAGGAACTGTCATTAATTTACGATCATTAGTTCCCCATAAGAAAGCTCTTTGGTCTTGTGTAATTTTGATCACACCTGCTTCAACAGCTTTAACACCAAAGTTTCTTAGTTGAACATTATCATCTTTAGCTAAACTAATAAAAAGTCTAGGGTTCTTTTTAGCAAGTAATAATAAATCTCTTTTTACTTCCTTAGAAGACATTGAACTTACTCTTGAACCTATTTCTACTCTTAATATAGCTTCTGCTTGATCAACTTCCATATCTCTAGCAGCGTTTAAAGCTAATATTTCTATTTCAATTTCTTGAACTTCATCTTTAGCTTCTTCTTGAGGTTTCATTTCTGTATATCTCTTGTTTAAATCAGGGTGATATAAAGATAATAATTTTTGAAGAGCTTGATGTTGTCTTGGCACACTTAAAAAACCATCTTTAAACATTATATGTCTTAAAGTAACTTCTCCTTTTTGTTCATCAACAAATGGAGATGATTGATTTGTAGCGTATCTCAACGCTCTTTGTGCACCTGTTTTTTCATCAAACCATAACAGAGGATATTTTTCTGTATGTCTTGATTTTAACGTAAAAGTTAAAGGTTCTTTATTACCTTTTAACGTATACGTTCTGTCTTTTATTTCCCAGTCTATAACTGGTTCTTCTTTTGTTTTTGCCATAATATAATATAATTAAATAGTTAAAGGTATTGGGCGCCGAAGCGCCCTAACCTTATAAAAAATTAAGCTACAAATAATACGAAATTATTTCTTGCTTGAGTACATAGACATCTTTCTGATAAGAAATTAACCTCCATAGCGTCAAGAGAAGAAGTTGCAGCACCGCCAACTGAACCAGTTAACCATGACTTCATTCTTCTATCATCGTGTTGAGAAGCTCTATATCTTACATGTAAGAAAGGTCTACGAATGTTTGTTCCAAGTAACTGATCGTATACTGTAGAAGTACCAGCTGGTACTAATACACCATCAATATTGTCACCGTTAACAAAATTAGTAGAACCACCTCTTGTAGAAGCGTCGTTTAAGTATTTCCAAGAAGTTTTGTAGAAGTCATATGAACCTCTTCTAAAACCAGAGAAACCTAAGTTAAGCGCCATATCTTCAGAGTTTTCAAATACACCATAAGATGTACCACCAGCTCCGTAAGAGTTTTGTTGTGCTAACATGTTATCAAATAATAACTCAGTTTTTCTGTCTAAGAAAAGCATATTCTCTTCAATAGCTCCTTGAGTATCTAGATTTTCTAGAACTGCGTCGAAGTCTTGTAAACTTCCAGCATAACCAGAAAGTACATTACCACCATTGTTGATAGCAGCAAATAAACCTTCAGTACCTAAAGTAGTAGTAGCAGCAGTAAATGAATTAACATTTGCAGCAGCTTGTGCAGCAAAGTTTTGATTTGCAGCAGCAACCGCTAGTTCACCTTCAACCATCGCCATTTCAAGATAATCTTCAAATCTCATTCTAGTTTCACCTTCAGCTTTTAAATACCAAAGATAACCGCTAGTACCATCTTCTCCAGCAACTTCAACCCAACCGATTTGTGCAGTATCAGATCCACTAACAGCGTATCTGTTTCTGATTATGATTGGTTTGTTTTGGAAAGTTGTTAATTGAGGTTGAATAGATTCACCTGTTGTAGCTTGATCTAATGAAGATCCTTTAGCATATTCAGAACCATAAACAAATACTTTTAATCCAGTTTTTACTGCACCAGCAGCACCTGAAATAAAGTCTTGGTTATATGCGTATGCAGTAAAAGTTGCATAAGCAGCAAGTGCACCAACTGGAGCACCACCTGAATTACCTACAATAGCTTTAACTGTAAACGAAGGATCGTTAGGATCCATGACTACAATTGTTGCGTTTGGCATAATAGCATTTTGGATAGCACCACCTGCAACAATAGCAACACCAGCGTTATCATTGATAGTCATTGTAAAACCATCAACAGCTAGACTTACATTGTCATATGCGATATGCAATCTGTTTTGCTCAGACCAAACAACTTGATCAGACATCATTGGCATTTCAGCGCCAACCATTCTTAAGAAGCCACTTAACGTTCTGTTTCCATAACGCTCTACCTCTGCTTCATAAATTTCCGGTAGATATTGTTGAGAGAAATCTCTTGTTCCATCAGTAAAGCTCATATAGTTTGAAACTAATAATTGCTGATCTGATGAAGGAGATAATCCCCCAAACTGAGGACTTAATACACCCATAATAATTGTTTTTAATTGTTAAATTTACTTCGTTTAATTTTCAATTTTGAACTATCTACACCATCAATAGCACGAACTTTAAATCCTCCAATGTGTATATCTTGCGTGCCACTTGAGCGCGCTTTATCAATTGTAGGGTTTTTTGAACCTTCTACAACATTTTTTATACCATCAGATTTTCCTTGTTCGTAAAAATGATTTACTATTTTATCTATATTCTGTGCAGCATATATAGCTTTATGATAACCTCTCGTATCTTTAACATTACCTTCTTTATCCAAGAACCTCTCGACGAAGTTGTTTAAATTAGATTGATTCTCTGCAACAGCACTGGGATCCTTTACACCGTATCTATACTTCTTTTCTCCAACTTCGAAATCAAAACCTTTGAATTCATCAGAGAACATCTGTTTAGTAGTGTCAAGGAATTTTTTATGCCTTTGCGTAGCTACTTCCTGTTCTTTGTTATAACGGTCGAAGAATTCCATAGCTTTTTGTTGGTCTTGATTTACTCCGGGCCTCAACTTGATCTCGTCGTAATATTTTTGTTTCATTTCCTCTAAAAAGTATTTAGCTTCTGCTACCGCTTCTTTTTTAGCAAGTTTTTTTCGTTTGACGTCTCGCTCTTCGTCAATCTCATCATCAAAGATAAAATTTTCTTCTAAAATAAAGTTAATTTCTTCTTTGTCTAAATGAGGTTTTGTTTTTGTATAATACTCTCTTAATAAAGCATCATCATTTACGCCTGAATAATCAGCGTTAAGTCTTACATAATCTTCTACAGTTCCACCTGTTTCATTCATAAAATTAACTAATTTATTTATATTTTCTGGTAAATTAGTTTTTTCTTGTATAGGTGTTTCTGCAACTTGTGATTCTACAAGTTTTTCTGTTTCTTCTGAAATTTCGACAATAGGCGATTCGGACTCTTGTACTTGCTTATCCTCTGTATCCCCGTCCCGTATTTCTTTTTCCACTTCTGGTATATCTCCGGTTCGTTGATCATCAGATAGTTCTTTTGTTTCTCCGATTGGAATGGCATCGTCTTCTTTTTTTGTTTCTATTTCTTCTTTTTTACTTAAATCTACTTTGATAGGTTCTTCTATTTTAGTATTAGCTTCTAATGAAGTATCTACTTTAGATAAATCTATTTTATAAGGTTCATCTTTTTTTGCTTTAAACTTATCAAATTTAGGTTTAGAGATTTTCATATCTCCACCTTCTTTAGTAGCTTCTGAAGCTACCTCAGGTTTTGTTTCTGTTTTTGACATAATATAATATTATAAAATTAATTAAATACCCGGTTGTACACCCGGAGTTTGTTTTTCAAAGTCAATTGGCATTAAATCATTATTTCTTTGATCAATCATTCGACTTTGTTGAGTACCTTCTATTTTGGTTCTCTTATCTTTACGATCTTCTATCGCTGCTTCTTTAGCTTTCATAGCTTCAACTTCCATTTGTTTTAATTCTAAATCAAATTGATGTTGTATCTGCATTTCTTGTTGTTTAATTTGAGAAGCAGTTTGTAACCTTTGAATTTCCATTTGGTTTTTAGCTTGTTCAAATTGAACCTGCGAAGATGTAAGAGCTTGTTGTTTTTGCATTTCTGCTTGAGCTCTAGCTTGATCAGCTGCAGCTTTAGCTTGTTCTTGGGCTTGTACCATAGCTTGCTCTTGCTGCTGTTTAGCTTTAGCTGCTTTTTTGCGTTTTTGCTTTAACATATCGTTAGCTAATTTTATATTTTTAACTTGACGAATATCAATAGCATCTTCTAAATCAATACCTCCTTGTTGAAGAGACATTTGAATATTTTGTTCTAACATTCCTTTTTCTTCTTCTTCTGGTTCTAATTTAAGATAAATACCAAAATCATGCTGATTTAAATTTTGTATCTCTGACAAGGTGCCTACATTATAAGTAGATATAGAACTCTTTAAAGAATTTAGAGTAAGAGGGAATTTTAATGAATCAGCAACTTTTAAAGTTACATTTTCACATGTTCTAGTTGTTAACCATAATCCAGCATTTAATATATGCTTAGTAGCAATATTGGATTGATTAGCTGCCATTTTTTGTAAACCAACTAAAGTATTTTTATCAGGTACAGATCCATCTCTAGCTTCATTAAGTCCGGTCACATCTCTTATTAGTTGTAAATAATACTGATAAGTTTGTATTAAACTAGATATTTTTTGACCACCAGAAGATGTTTGTAGTTCTTGAATAGGTACTTTACCTGGATTCATTTCACCTTCTTGAGTTAATGATCTACCAACAATACTACCAGTTTGGAAATACATATTCAATGCTTCAGCTGGATTATAATTAGTACCATTACCTAAATCAACTTCTGCTAAACCATCCATATCTAAGAATACACCGTCTGGTACCATTCTTGCAATTACTTGTTGTAGTTTTAAATGAGTTAATTGAATCATATCAGCAAACCCAGTTATTTTACTAACTATAGAATTAATTCTTCCTTTATACATACGAGGAGCAGCAATAGCATAACTCATTTCTACTTTAGTAGTATCTGCAAAAGGTCTTGTCATGTTTTCAGACAATTTCCACTCTATTAATTCATTATTACCTATACATTTCACTCCTTTATATAGAACTTCTATTTTTCTTTCTACTCTTTCAAATTTATCATTTTTAGGAGGATTAAATGTATCAGGTTTTTCTAATGCTTTTTCTAAACCACTTTCAGTTTGTTTTATTTTAAATACTTGAGTATTATAAGTCTTGTATTCAAAAAATAAAATTTGAACTGTATCGGGATCATAAGTTTGCCAACCATATAATCTTTCGTTTTGATAACCTTTAGTTTTAGAAATTCTATCTAATTGTTCTTCTGTTAAATGAGGAAATTGTTTAGCTATTTCAGGAATAGTTAATTGTTTAACTTCTCCTACATAATATATATCTTCAAAATTAGGATCTTCAGTGTAAGAATATATTAATCGAGATGGATCAACATAATCAATTGTAACTCCATTAGCTTTGTTCCAATCAGTTTTTACTGCACCAATACCTAAAGTAACTAAATCATAGAAAAATCTTTTCTTAATATTAGGATATTTATTTTTTGCTAAAGTATTATCTATTACTTCTTCTTGAGCAATTTCTATAGATTGTTTATAACTTAACTGCATGTGAAGATCTAATTCTTCTTCATTTTCTGGAAGATTAGCTGGATCTGGACTTTGATATTCACTAACACCTAATGTTGCTTGAAGATTATCTAAATAGGGTTTAGCCATCATATCTTGTAAGATAGCACTAGCGTAATCTGTTCTTTTCTTTAAAGAAATAGGATCTTGAGCGTAAGCATTAATTTCAAATTGTTTCTCAGATAAACCATTTACTACAATATCTACAAATTTAGAAATTACTGGAACAGGTTTCCAATCTAAATTAAGATAAGACATATCACCATTAATAGCTAATTCGTCTTTATATTTTTGAACTGGTTGCTCACCACGAGCATATAATCTTAATGTATGAAATTGATTATAAGACGAAGCAAATCTAGTGCCATTGCCACCTTGCCTCCACCACTCACTTTCAATAGCTTGTGCAACTCTTCTACCATAGTCAATGGAAGATTTTTCAGCATCTGGAACTACTTGGCTCGGAAATGCGCTATTTGGATTTGCGTATATATTCATTTAGTTAATTATTTTTGAGACCAATCCTTTGTTGTTATATTTTTTAATACCTAAGTCAATTGAATCACGTTTTCTTCTACTCATTGGAGCGTATCTATTTTTATTACAAGCAATTAAAGCTAAACCAGAGCTAATAGACGCATCATGTTTAGTTCTATTATTTATATCAAAAGCAGACCAATCTTCTAAGGTTCTTTGGAAGTACATATCTCCATAAGCATCTCCATTAAAACCTATTTTTGTTTCTATATAAGATTCTATAGCTGCAGCATGAGCTTGTTTTATATCTTCACTTGAATTAGGTATTCCACCTATTTCTCTTTCTGTTACAGATAATTTATTTCTAAATTTATCTGGTCTGTTCATTGAAAAACCTCTATATCCTCGTCTTTTAAAATGATATAATAATCTTGGTTTATTATTTTCTGCTAGTATTGGCATCCCATAAAATATACACGCCATTAATACATCTTCAAAAAATATTTCAGCTGTTTGTGGTCTAGCTATATACTCTAAAAAGAAATGATCTGGTGGAGCATTTTCCATACTAAACTTAGTTAAACCATGAAGAGATCCATTAGACCCTCTTTTATCTACAGTACCCGATATATCATAAGGATCACAACCGAATGCGCCCATATGTTCATTACCAGGATATTTAATACCATTTTTTTCTATAAATCTATTTTGTAAATTTTTACCTGGAATCCAAGTTATAAAAAATCTACCTGTATTATTAGGATAAAACGCTACTTTACTATCTTTAATTCCGTTTTCCCACATAAAATTACCTTGAGTAACTAAAGCTTTATTATTCGCGTCTTCGTTAAAATCTATTTGTTGATAAATTTTAGTTAAATTAAATAATGATGATTTAGATTCATCTCTAAAAGCATGCTTAGTAGTTCGAGGAAATTGTCGATAAAATTCATTTAAAGCATCTTGATCGTTTTTTAATCCATCAACTTCATTTTCCCAATATTCGATGACTCCAAGATCGATAAATTCTCCTTGCGGTCCTTGGACTTCATTAGTTGGGGTATTGAAGACAGGTAAGCCATAAGAATCAATGTATCCTTCGTAGTTCCATTCCATAGGTATGAACAAAGAATATAATCCCGAGCTAGTCTGTCCATTGCGGTTTCTTTTTGTAACATCTGAGCTATCATATAATTTTTTAAAGTTTCTACCACCTTTATCTAATGCGTTAGAAGTTGATCCCATCATACATTTACCAATAATTCTAGAACCTAATCTTAAGGTAGTTTTGGTAACTCTCCAGTTGTTTAAAATATTGTTTGGTTTTTCCCATTTACCTGATTCATCATGTACTAATAACTTTAGTTTTTCACCATCATAAGAGTTATCACCTGTGTTTTTCCAGTCAATAGTTGTATCTAATCCTTGTAAATCTATTGCTTCGCTTCCTTGTTCTATCTTTCTTCTAGTAAATTTAGAAGCTGGAACTCTATATGCTAATTCTGTTTTAGGTCTATCCATACCATCTTGAATAGGTTTAAAAAAGAAAGGATAATTTACAGATATTGGTACAACCTTATCGGTAAACATCTTTTTTGCATCAGGTCCAGTTTTAGATAATATTCCATATCTTGAATCACTTGATATACTTGCCAAATTAACAATTTCTCCTGAAGCCATGAATGAAAAACCAGATCTACGGTTTTTAAGATAACACATTCCATAACATCTTGTATCAGCTTTACATGCTTCCCAAAATAAAAAGAATAATCTATTTGCTTCTCTAAAATCAGGTGCTCCAACATCTATTTTACTCCATTGTAAATACATGTAATGAGTACCAGTTAAATAAGTTGCTTTATCTTTATTATAAAACCAAAATCCTTCTTCACGTCTTTTAAACTCTTCATCAATATATTCAAACCATTTTTCTTTAAAATCTTCTGGATATTCTTTCCAATCAAAAACAGTTTTGATTCTACTTAATGCTTTGGGATATTCAGTTTTAGTCCATTTATTATTTTCAAATTTATGAACTTTTTCTTCTTTAGGTAAAGCTATTTTAAGATTTTGTATCTCATATATTTCACCTATTTTTCCTGTTTTAGATATAACTATAACATCATGTTCTTTGTTATAACCATATTCCCATTTACTATACCGATTTAATCGATTAATAATTTTAGGTTTAATATGATTATCTAATACCTTATATAATACTTGCTTATACATTATTTAGACCTCCCTTCAGCAAAACCTTTAAAAGTTTTTTCTTTTTTTTCTTCTTTAGGTTTGTCTTCTAACATATTTTTTTCTTCTTCTAATCTATTTAATATTTCAAAAGCATCAAATATAGCTAGTTTTTTAGTAGCTGCAGCATTTTTTAATCTATCTGCGGAAATATCTGGACCATAATCTATAATAGGTTCTTTAGCAACTTTAATTAATTCTTTAACTGCTACTTGCCCAGCTTGGATTATATTCTTTTTCGTTTCCTTTGTGCTCATACTTTATAACAATATCATTTGATTTCATACAATAAATTCTTTGACCATCTATAATAAACTCCCATTCTTTCCCTGGTTTATAACCAACTAGATCCCCTGGATTAATATTAGATGCCTCTAATTCATTATTACCTATTTTTAATATCCCAATACATTTTTTTTCTAAATCTAATGTTAGAGAATTATTATCTTTTATAGGCATTACAAAACATCTATTCATAAATGGATGCCAAGTATTATTTTTTTTGTATAAATATATTTGATTAGGTTTGCAAAAATATTTATTTTCTTTAAAATACTGAGAACTATTTCTTTCTTTTCCTTTTATATCATACCATCTTCTAAATATATTATGATGAATAATAATTTCATCTCCTACTTTAATATCAGTACAATAAACTAATGGAGTAGACACGACTATAGCGTGCCTACTTACCATTTTATGATCTTCAATACTTGCGTTAACTATAAGTTTTTTATCACCTATTTCAACTTCATTATTATACCTATTATTCTTAGGTTTTATAATAAAATCATATATACTATTCATTAATATTCTAAATCATATTCAACAGAAATAGCCATATTGGAATTAAATTTTTTCCATGGCATTACTTCGTCCTCTTTTTTAATATAAATATTATAAGAATTATCTTCTTCATTTAAACTAATACTATGTATTACATGGCCACCATAAACGGATTGACCTATAGAATAATGCATAGCTTCGTTTTTATAGTCCGCGCCTATACTTATTTTTCTTATAATAGAGTTCATTTTACTTAGTTTCTTTTTCCTCTATCATAGTATAACTACCGTCAGTTAAATTAATATTAACTTGACCATATTTTTCTTCTAGTTCTTTTTTAGTTACTTCTAATTTACCTAAAAAATCTTTGTAACTATCTAATACTTCAATTTTTTTAGCTTCTAACGAACCTAAATCAACTAATACTCTTTGAATATTTGATTGTTGTTCTTTAATTTGTTCTAATTCTTCTGAAGTTATTTTTTTAATTTCTTTTGCTTTTGCTTTTTTTGCCATTTGATTTGATTTTAATTATTATTATTACTCTATATATTTATCACCTATTAATTTGTGATTTTACTTTTTAAATATGCTGGTTACTTTTTCACTACTTCGTCCACCAAAATAGGCTAAAACAACTGACATCATTATTTTCTCAAAAGTATCATTCCATAATTCGTTTATATGAAATGGTAATGTTTCTATACTATCTAAAATACCAGCTAATGAAAATATAACTATACACCATACTAAAACTAATGGACGCACGTTTTTACTCCACCAAGAATCTGACATTGAATCAGCCTCCCATCTTGAAGTTATAGCTTCTATTTCTTTATTTTGTTGTTCGTATATTATCTGTTGTAATTTTATTTTATCATCTGCAGGAGCATCTGATTTAGTTATAGCTTCAATAGCTTCTTTTGGTGAAGTTACTCCTTGTAATACATTTCCTAAAGTAGGATTTATTACAGAAGCAGCACCAAATAATAGTTGTCCAACAGTTGTATCTTTAAATTTCTTTTTTGACATGTTATTTATTGTAAGGAAATAAGTTATTTAATTTTTCTTTTCTTGACTGACATCCACATCCTCCAGGTATACTTTCTGCTAATTTTTTTATTCCTGTTGCTTTTGTAAATTTTTCTACTGTATCACCTAAACCTTTTGATTTCATTTTATTATAGTTTTTCGTAATCGTCTGTTTTGTTGTAAGCTTCTTTTTCCCAAGGTAAATCAGGATTACCTTCCTTCATTTTAGATCTACTATATTTTTTACCTTTCCAATAAACAGCTTCATCATCATACCAAAGATCACCTCTTTTTATTTGATCTAAATGAACTTTTTCATGATCAATTATGCTTTCATGATCTTTAAGCGGTAAATCTTCTGATATTAATATAGTTCCATTTTTATTACCTTTACCTAAACATCCTTCTTCTAATTCTCTCTCATAAATTGGAGGTTGTTTTTCAAACGGAGGTTTCATTTTAAACGCCATATTAATCTTTAAATTTATTAGCTAACCAACTTGCAGCTTTAGTAGTTGCTCCAAATATACCGCTAATCGCTCCTGGTTTCATACTTGGGCTAGTTACTGTAGATGTAGCTAAGTCTTTAGTACTTCCAAAAAAATCTTTACTTTTTTCTTTTCCTGTAAAATATTTTAAAGTGTTTATGCCTTTATCTCCTTTCCAAAGTTTACCATAAATTTTATTAGCTAGGTTAAATTTTTTACCATATGATGTGTTCTTCAATGCCCCTGTAATTGCTGGTAAATATAAAGAAGCATCTTGTGCAGCTGCTGTTAAATTGTGTTGAGGTTTATCACTCCATTCTTTAGGTATTACTCTACCAGATGGATGATAAGCACCGCCTTCATATGCTGCTCTTAAATTACCTCCTATATCTGATCCAGTTTGCATTGCAACATTCTGAGGAATCCAATTCGCCGCTTCGTTTCTAATCATGTTTGTACCACCAGAAAATCCACTACCATACAAAGTTTCACGCGCACTATCGCTTCCTGCATCTGAGGCTTCAGCAGTTTTTCTAAGACCAGTAAAAAAATCTTTATTACTACCCTTAATATCTTTCATTCTTTCTTTTAGTTCATCAGTAGCTCCCGGTAAAAATGATCTTACCTTGTCAAGTACTGCTGAAGGTTCAGTTAATAAAGTTTTAACTTTACCAGCAAGAGTATCTCCTTGGCTGTGATCAACTATATTAAAGTATCTATTTCTATAATCATCTTTATTTTCAGTCATAAGTTTATCAAATCCTTCAGCATCAACCCACTCATTATTTACAGGATCTCTTTTAAAACCTTTAGCTTCCATTTCTTCATCTTCTTCTCTACTTGCTTGTTCACTTGCAAAGAAATTTTTTGCAAAATTAGGATCTTTTTGATTTGTAGAAATATCATTATTTTGTTGAATAATATCAACATCGCTATCAGGATCAGTATCTACAGTAGGGAAATTTGCTTTAAATACCTCACTGTCTTTACCTGTTCCTGCTATAGGACCAAAACCATTATTGTTTAATGGTGATACTGCGTTTAAACGCGAAACTCCCCATTTCTGAATATAAGGCATAGTTTTTAGCTATTCGCGTGGTATGCTGCTAATACTTTATCCGCTTCAGCTTTAGAAGAGAAACCATCTCTCCACACACCACCTTTTTTATTATTTAAAATAATCCATTCGCCACCTCTTTCTACTACGCATCCATTCCCACCTTCTGATTTAGCACAACCTTTACCGTTAGCTAATAGTGGAGAAGAATGACGACTTAGAGGATTGTTTTGTATATAAGCCATAATTATCCTAGTTTTTTAGTGTTATGTATTGAATCCCACTCTCTATCTTTAATTGGATCGTCTTCATTAAGAGCAGCTCTTCTTTCCATTGTTAATTGTTTGTCAGAAGAATGTCTTGATATGTGCTCTTTTCTCTCATCATCTTTAACGTCTCTAGCTAAATTAGTAATATGTTTTTCATCAGCAGTTTCCCACTCTTTATTACCGTCTCCTTTACCTCTTGCATCATCTTTAATATCTCTTTTAAGATAATCCATATGAGCTTTATCGTCACGGATTGCTGCTTTCACATTTTGTTTTGTAATGTGAGTGTGCATGTGTTTATGTATTGGATGTCCCATTTTGTTTATTTATTTAAGTTAATGCTACCATTTGAGTAGCGCTTGTTAATGTATTCTTGTTTCCGTTACCTGGAGCTGCAGCTTCACCTACGTTTACTCTAGCTACTGCTAAAGGTAAAACTGTTCCTGCTGGTATATTTTCTATAAATACTTCTTCTCCCATGTTAGTAGTTACATAGGCGTTTCCTCCATCACTACCTACATATAATTGAAAAGCCTTAGATTGTCCTAATTCTGAAGGTTGAGGAACATAAGTTGTATTAGCTGCAACAAAAGTAGCAGTTACAGAACCTGATCCACCACCACCAAATACTCCATTTATAGTAGCTGTATCAAATATTATTGTTTTCCCTACAGGATCTACCCAATCAAAACTTCCAGTTGTTGCAATATCTAGATCTGTTACACTTCCACCACCACTAACTGTCATTGTAAATGTAGCGTCTCCTGTATAAGTTCCACCAGATGGAACAATAGCTTGATCAGTAGCTGCACTAAATCCAGCTGCTGTATTAGCTGTTACTTGAGCAAATATATCTCCTGTTACTAATTTCCAACCCCAATCTTGACTTACATTTATCCCATTACCTTGGTAAATAGCATAACCATCTCTTGTTGTTGTTGCGTTTACAAATATATCCGCAGATAAACTTAATGTATCATTACTGTCTATCGCTGTTACATAAGCAATACCGGGTCTATCAGTAGATGTATTGTATACTACATCACCAATTTGAACTCCTTGATTTAAAACTTGATTTTCATTTGGGGATGGTTTTAAGGTTTGTATAAAACCACCTCTTAATGGAGCGCTTGTGTCTTGTAATTTATCAGTTAAATCAGCTGTCGTAACACCCTCAAACTTTAATACAGGTCCTGGTATATTTATTGAGTCACTTGGAATAACTTTTATACCAGAAGTTAACGTGCTTGGATTTATTATCATGATAATTTATTTTTTAGTTGAAACCATATTTTCAGGTCTTTTACCTTGAATTTTTCTGGTCTCTTTTATTTTCTGTCTTCTTTCTTTGCCTCTTGGCATATTTTTTCTTAATTCTTTTCTTTGTGCTCTAGCCAACTGTCTACGTGAACGTCTTTCAGCAATATTTCTATCTACATCACTTAAACTTTCATCTCCTGCAGCAGCGCTACTCGCCATAGCTTTTTGACCTAAATCTGTTTCTAGTACACTAGTATCAGCTTTTGGAGCTATTGGTTTAATAACTTCACTTGCGGATGGTTGATTACCTTGTAATTCTAATATAGTACTAGTTACATCATCAACAACAGATCGTACAGGAGGTCTAGGATTAGTAGACTTTATAGTACCTAAATCTACAGTTTCTAATTCAATAGGCTTAACTTCTTTTAAAGGACTTGTTCTTAATAAAGGACTAGTTTTTCTACTTAACGGATTGTTTGTTTGTTTATAAGACATAACTAAGATTTTTTAGCATTTATTACAACTCCTGCTCCTTTTTTAATTGAAGCATCAGTTATATACTTCATTCTATTAAATTCTTTTTCTGCTTCTTCATCTGTATATCCAGGTGTGTTAGTATTAGCTCTATCCATTGCTTCATAATCGAATCCCTCCGCACCATCATCATAACCAGGAATATCTTCTTCAGCAACATCTTTATAAGCTGTTAACTCTTCTCCATTTAAATCAAGTGGAGATGAAGATCTTCTTTCTGGACCCATAGGTATATTAGCTTCTTGACTAAGGTTTTCATCCATAATCTCTTCTTCTCTTTCTGGATCTTTACCGTGCATTTTAGCTTTGTGCTCTTTTAATTTACCAGCTTTTCTCATTTCTTTATGAGACATTTTTTCTTCTCCTTCACCTTGAGCCATATTTAATGGTGAAACTCTTTTAAACGGATTATTCGCGTTTAAAGGAGAAGTTTTTCTTGATAATGGATTGTTTCCTTGCGTGTATCCCATGATTATCTTCCTTTTGCTATTTGTGTAATTGGACCACCTTTATAAGGAACTCCATCTAATTTTAATCTCATCCCATGTATTCCAGAACTACTTCCTGGACCATGTGGTCTTCCTGCTTGATTTAAAGGACCATCCCATATTTGAGATTCACCTACTATACCAACTGAATTATTTTTAGAAGCTCTAGTATGTGACTTGTCTTCAAGCATTTTAAGTGGTGATTTTTTCATAATTGTTTATTAAGTTGTTTATAAATATTTTAAATACGAGACATATTCGCATATAAGTTGTCTAGAACAGATTGTCCGCTTCCTACCTGTCTTCCAAAGTTAGAATTTCCCATGTAATCTCCATACATATTAGAAGCTGCTTTTTGAGCACCAAAATCAAATCCTCCTCCTACACTTTCTCTACCTGTATAGTACTCACTATCTCTAAAACCAGTGTCAGCATGATATTCTCCACTTCCACTACTCGCTGCGCCTCCTCCTATTCCTGGAGCACCTTGACCAAAATGTTTATATTGTTCGCCAGGTTTTAACTCAGCAGGTCCTTTAGATAATCCGCTTAAATCTCTATATGATGGATTAGCAAATGGATTGTTTCCCGCAATTACAGATTGAGCATGTCTTCTACGATAAGATTCGTTTGACTCTGCTCTTTTATGTGCTATTAAATCTAATACATCTTGAGCTCTGTCTTTATCTCTATTACCCCAAAGCCAGTGGGTTCCAGCATTTTTGTATTTTTTATTATATTCTAATTGTAATTTATTAGCGCTATAATGTTTATACTGCTCCATCCAAGGTTTAAATTTAAACTCTTTCTCAGTACTAGATCCTTCAACTCCATCATCATCATCATCATCTGACTCAGAACCAGCAATAGATGATTCATGATGAAAAGCTTGATTAATATCATCACTTACATTTGTAGCAGCTTCCTCTAATGGCTCAGACATAAGCGTTAATGAGGAGGTATCAAGTGGATCAGTTACGGGATTAATCATCTAGTGTTTTTATTTGCATGATAAATAGCATGAGACATAACTTTATCTGTATAAGTATTTCCTGCTATTAGTTTATTTCTTCTTTCACTTGTAGGTATATTATCCAATCCTAGCATAATTCTATATATTCTACTAATAAGTTGTTTACCTTTAAATGATATTTTATATATATTGAATTTTTGTGTGGTTCTATTTCTATGTCTCCAAACTTCAATCCAATTTTCTTGTATTAATTTATTCCATCTTCTATTATTCCAACTAAAAGTATAAACTCCTAATTTAAAATCTTTAATAGTAAATAAATCTATACAATCTAAATAAATAATTAACTCTAATTCGGCATCAGTTAAGCCGTTGTTTTTACAAGCCCATTTGCGTATTATACGGTAATGTTGCAGCAATTTCAGATCTTTTAAATCTGATGCTTCTAGCTTTTTCATAAAACAACGACCACATTTTCTTGTCTGATGACGTTATATGGTTCTTTTTCTATTTCTATTCTATGAGCAGCAGCTTTATCAAAATAAATTATATCATTTTCTTTAACAGCTACTACTGAATCACCTACTTTTATAACTTTAGCTAATTGAAATCTAACATCTTCTCTTTGTTTTTCTGTTAGTATTAATCCACCTTTAGTTTTTTGATTAGATTCTTCTATTTTTTTTATAATTAAGTTATTTCCTATCGCCCTCATGAATTCTAATATTATTTATTATACAATCAGTTGATAAGATAGTTGTCGCTACAGAAGCCGCATTTAGTAACGCACTTTTTGTGACTAATAGTGGGTCTATAATTCCACTGTCAATCATATTTACCATATTTCCTGTAACCACATTAATACCAAACCCGTTTTTTTCAGGCATTGTAATTTTCTCAATACCAGCGTTATCTAATATTTTTTTATAAGGGGCTAATATTGCTCTCATTAATATTTTTTCCCCCATATTATCTTCATCATTATTAAACGCAGCGTTAAGTAAAGCAACACCACCACCGGGAACTATACCTTCTTTTATTGCGGCTTTTGTAGCACAAATTGCATCTTCGACTCTATCACTCTTCTCTTTTAATTCAATTTCAGAGTTAGCACCTACTTTGACGACGGCTACTTTAGCAGCTAATAACGATAGTCTTTTTTCATATGCTAGTTTATATCCAGGAATTTTTTCTTTTGCTTGTTTTTGTTGAATTTCTTCAATCAAATCCTTTACAGCTTCTGGAGTTTCTTTAACTTGTATTATAGTATTTTCTTTATTACTAGTTATTTTTTTAGCTTTTCCTAAATGTTGAGGATGTATTAAATCCATATCATCACCTAAATCTTCATTAATAACTGTAGCTCCAGTCATTAAAGCTAAATCATTTAATTTTTCTTTTTTTGTGAATCCATAAGTTGGAGCATCTACAATACACACTTTTATATTACCCTTCATCTTATTCATTGCTAATGCAGCGAGAACTTGAGGTTCTACATCTGCTATAATAAATAAAGATTCATTTGTTTTTATAACATGCTCTAAAATACCTTGTATTTTACGTATGTTTTCAATTTTAGATTCAACTATTAGAACCGAAGGATTTTTTAATTCAGCAATTTCTTTGTTTTTATCTGTAGCAAAATGTAAACTTTTTAAAGGTTTATCATACTGCATACCATCAATTATTTCAACAGAAGAATTTAAATCTTTAGATTCTTCCATTATTACAATACCTGTTTTATCTACACTTTTAAATGCTCCTCCAATTAGTTCCCCTAATTCTTTGTCATTATTTGAAGATATAGTAGCGACTTGATTAATCATGTCACCTGTAACATCTATTTTAATATTGTCTAAATAATTTACAACTTTTTTAACACCTGAATTAATACCTTCTTTTAAATCTCTAGTATTAATATTTTCTTTTACAGCTTCTGTTAATATTGCTTGAGCTAATACTGTAGCTGTAGTTGTGCCATCTCCTGCTTCTTCAACAGTTTTTCTGGCAGCTTCTTTTAGTAATGTTGCACCCATGTTTTCAACAGCATCGAACAATACTACTGAGTTTGCAACCGTTACACCATCTTTGGTTATAATGGGTTTTCCTTGATCATCTTCCAGGATAACACACTTGCCGCTAGCTCCTAATGTGGAGCTAACAGCTTTAGTGAGTTTATTTATCCCTTTAAATATTTGATCTTTTGCATCTTGACCGAAGTTAAGATGTTTCACAAGTTTATCGGACATAATTTAATTGTATTTAATTTATTTAAAGGTTTTCACGACTTTTGGCCCTTTTAAGAAATCTACTTTCTTTGCATAATGCTCTACTGATCCATCAATAGCTGCTTCTGCACCTTCAATAGTTTCTCTTCGGGTTACGTCGATCCAAGTATCTTCCTTTTCAGGACTATGGTACTCGGTTTGATAGAAACCGTTAGCTAATTGAACTATCCTCCAGTTTGATTTATCTGCAAGATGTTTCCATAAGTTAATAGTTTCTTCGGTTAATTGTGGTTGACTATTCCACGTCTTAGTCTGATAATAAAACGTCATTGGTTTTGGTTTTAAAGGTTAATAAAAATTCTCTAGCTATAAGCTATACTAGCCCATGTAATATTTACTCCAGGAACTTGTTGATCTTTAAGTGAAGAAGCTGTTTTACCTTGTAATACAGAATTGTTCACTGGTGTTTTTGTGTATTCAGAACTTTGAGGATCTGGATAAACTTGAGCAGTCCATACATAATCTTCTCCTTTGTACCATATTTGGTTCCAAGGTTGAGACGCTGCGTCTGCAATCATTTGCCAAAATCCTTTTTCATATGAAGCTTCGTCAGCTACTGCAAAGTTTTCATCATTGTCCGCAGAAGTAGTTAAAGTAGCTACTTTACCACTAGCATAAGTGATTGCTACAGTTGCAGCTCCACCACCACCAGTTTGTCCAGTTGCGGCAACTAAAACTACATCATCAACGGGTACCGGTCTGTTTACACCACCGATTAAAATGTTTACTAATTTCATTTTTTTGTTATTTTAAAATTTGCGGTTTACGCGTTCGTTTCAGATATAAAAGATAGGTAAACCAAAAAATATCTTTTATACCGTATATTAATTATTACTTATTTAGGAGTTTTTTTACTATACTCCTATAATTTCTTCTATATCTGCTGAAGCTACAGTTATTACTTTTTCAATATTTGAATTATCTACACCGTTTACATTATTAGGGTATCCACTAGCTACAGCGTCAAATTCTATAAAAGGTACATAGCCAGAACTTCCTGCAGCAAAATTAGCATATGCTTCTTGTTGCATGTTTGATGTACTAGTAGTATCACTATAATCATTACCGTATTGTACCATAACTACTTTTAATAAACCTGTACCAAAATCAGTTACTGCTGTTGAATTTAAACTAATTGATTGATCACCAGCTGATAGAGATAAATTAACACTACTACTATAAGCTGTACTATACACTACACTTGAATAATAATCACTAACTGCTAAATCAGTGTCTGCATCTCCTTGTGCAGTAGATTTAACAACTATAAAAGTAGGAAAACATATAGTAGGGCTACAATCAGTGCTTGCTGTTCTTCTCCAATTAAATGTTAAATTTGATATAGTATATCCACTAGAATAACTCGATGTATCAAATGCACAGAAAAATCTAAAAAATCTCCATGTTCTAGAACCTTTTCCTGCATTTGTATGAAACTCTGCCACTTTTGTATTAGCACTTACTGGTTGATTTGTAGCAGATGCCCCAGTTTCTCTTGAGGTAGTAAAGTTAGTGTAATTAGCTGAACCAATATACCCGTATTTTCCCGCATCTATTTTTGGCATAACTTATATTTTAATCAATTTCAACCCAAGTATTATCTGGACAAAAGTATATATGATTTTCATCTATAGCATATCCTACTACTCTTACAACATCACCGCTTCCACTTGGAGCTGTATTTGATAATGAACCTAAAGTATTATCCCCTATATATGCTGGTGCACCTGGAGTTAATCCGTGTGTGGCGCTATAATAAATCCCATTTAATAACATTCCATCAGATGAAGCTGTAGTTCCTAATGGTATTGCTAGCATTTTTGTAACATTAGACCAATTTACGTTACTAACATGAGCCCATAACTCACTAGCACCTGAATTATATAAATAAGCTGGTCTACCATATGTTAAACCACTCATTTGACCACCAAATTTAATAATAGTTCCTGAACTTTGAGATGCACTTAAAGCACAATCAAGTTCAATATTTCCATCACTATCTAATGTCAATATATTGCCATTCATTGCAAGATCTGCGGTCATATTTAAACCAGCACAATCTGAAGAAGCACTAGTAGTAAATCCTCCACTTATATCAATCCCTGTATTAGTTGTCTCAAGTTTATTAGAAGCATTATAATACAGTTTAACAGCTCCATCTGCATTACCTATTATTATATTTTCACTAGCACCATGGTTTTTAACAACAAAAGAGTCAGTGTCTACTTGAACAGTACCACCAGCGCTATCGTTTTGAATATAAAAAGTATCTCCTGTCCATGCATATAAACTAGTTGTTCCTGTTCCACCCGTTCCTATTTGTAAAACTTCATTATCTCCTGCTAGTGCTAAAGTAGTACCATTATAAGTTAAATCATTACTACCTGTTAATGTATCACTATCTGACCAATATGCTACTTGATTTGCAGCACCACTACCATCTATTGTAGCAGGTGATGAATTTGTTACTGTAACAGCGCCTGTAGCACCACTTACAGAAATTCCTGTACCAGCTACTATACTTGTAACACCTGTATTAGTAATTGTATAAACTCCTGAACTATCAGATACGCTTATACCAGTACCTGCATCTATTGCAGCTGCTCCTACTGTAGTACCAGTTGCGTTATTTATACTTATTGCAGGAGTAGTACCTCCAGAACTTACTATCGGCGTAGTACCTGTTACACTTGTTACTGAACCACCCGCATCAGCCGTGCTTTCTATAATATTACCACTAGAATCTATTTGTAAATTATAAGCGGCAGTTCCTGTAAAAGTTCCACTACCATATTGACTAAAATTTATTTCTGCATCAGAGTTTATTCTTAGTGCAGTTTGTAGTGTATCAGTTGCTTTTACGTCAAATTTAAATCTAGTTGGATAAACATCTGTATCCCATGCACCATCAGCTTCTGCTGATATTCTTCCTCCTTCATTATAACTACTTGGATCTGCACCTTTAAATATCAGTTGTCCTAAATCATTACCAGCAACTATAGTAGCATCATTTCTTTCAAAATTAAGAACTGGTACTGTATCATCTCTTCTTATAGATACATTTTGAGCTGAAAATCTACTAATACTTTCTGTAAGTTGTAGTTTTGTTACATCATCTATTTGGAATTGCATTGATGTATTTGATACTCCTGCTCCTGAATCAGCGTCTATATACATCGCGGTATTTCCAACTCTAATTCTACCTACTAAAGTATTTGTAGTATCTGTTATTACAAGCTTAGGCGTACTGTCACCTTCAATATATAAATCACCTAGGACTTGCCCGTCAACTAAAAGATTAATAGCCATAGCTAAATTTTATTGGATTAATTATGAATTATTTCCAGCATGTGATAATATTGCGTAATATTTATCATCTGCAATAGTACCTTTAAATTTAATTTCTATTGTTGTTGCAGCAGCTCTTGCTACTGATGGATAAACTGTACTATATGCTGGTGTACTTGCGCTTGGATCATTATCAGCAATCTGCATTACTTCTACTAATACTTGTCTAGAATCTGTTGTTGTTCCAAACAATGTAGCAGTTGTAAGAGTAAATGTTGTATAACCACCAGATCCTGGAGTTCCATTACTAATACCTGATGTTGATCCACTTAAATTACCAGACCAAGCACCTGTTGAACCACTGTCAAGACTTACTGTTACAGTATCTGTAGAACCTGCTACCGTACTAATACCTGTTCCACCTGCTATAGTAGCAGTATCGGTACTTCCTATACTTTGAGGAGTACCCGAATCACCAGCCAATGTCCATGAACTATAATTATCAGAAGTTGGTAAGGTGTAAGTTTCAAGAGCTTGTCCTGTAACGTGACCTGTACTATCTACAGTTACATTAGCTGAAAGCGCCGTAAACGTACCTCCACTTGTTAATGTAGAACTTGGTGTTGTATTAGTTTGTGATTGCGTAGCATGCGAAATTGTTAAAGTATCTGTCGCTGAATCTGCGGTTGTAATTTTTGTACCACCCGCAAATGTAGCTGTGTTAGTACTAGCAATTTCTTGACCACTTCCTGAATCACCAGCTAATGTCCAATATTGATAGTTATCTAAACCAGTTGTTGCTATTGTTACTTCAGTTGAACCTGTTGGTGTTAATGTAATACCAGTACCAGCTGTAAGTTGTACAGTTGAATTATCAGTTCCAGAAGTAGAAGTAAGATTTAAATCTACATTATCTCCATCATCTGATACATTAAGATCATATGTTTCATCAGTGTTAGTTGTATATGCTGGAACAGACCATTTATTATTTTTATCTAAAAATCTTACTGTGTTAGTTGCTGTACCATCTACCGCAGATAAATCTATTGTACCTACTGTAACTGCTCCAGTTGCACCACTGTTTACAGTACTAGCAGAAACATATGTTCCATTAGTATTTGTAAATGTAGTAACACCTTCGTTAGATTCTACTATTGACCAGTTAGCACATGTAGATGCTGTTGCACTAGCAGCGGTAAGACCGATTATTGAATCACCAACTGTTAATGGTCGTGTAGGAGAACAAGTACCTGTTCCACCATCACCGTAGAAATCTCCACCGGCTGTTGCTACAACATAGTAATCTCCAACTTCTACTTCAACCCTTGTTGCAGATGGATCAAATGCACTACCTGTTAATTGGTATATATATGTTGAACCACCACCAAGAATTAAACCAGTATCAGCTCTAAATGTTCCTTTAAAATTTAAACCACCTGAAACTAATCCATCAACATAACCCTTTGTTGTTAGTGTAGCATCTGGATCCGATGCAGCTGTAGCAGCGGTTTGTGCTTTACCTGCACTAATATCTAACGCAGCAGCTCCTGAACCTGAAATAGCTAAAGAAGTTGCTATTGTTACAGCCGCAGGTAAACCTATTGTAACATCACCACCGTCCCCTGTAGAAGGAGTTGTAATTTCAATTTCATTAGTAGTACCTGAGAATTTAGCAGTACTATCACTACCACCTCCAGCACCAACTAATGTTAATGTGCTTTCGTTTGAAGATACAGCACCTACACTTAATGAATAAGTATGGTTTGTATTAGTAGGTGTTACCCAAGTACCATCACCACGTAAAAACGTAGAACCTGAACCACCTGTTGGAACATAACCTATATTAGTTCCACCATCATAAGCCATAGAGGTTAAAGTTAATTCTCTTGTTGCTATACTTTCTGTTAATGGAGCACCAACTGAAGTTCCTGTAGCTAATGTTACACCAGTTACACCTGTATCTGTATCTGTAGGAGTAACCCATGTTCCGTCTCCACGTAAGAAGGTTGTTGCGCCACCACCAGTTGGTACGTGACCTACATTTGTTGTACCTGCGTAAGCCATTGATTGTACTTCAACAGCTCCAGTGGTTGGATCTACTACTATTGGAGTACCAGTTGAAGTTCCTGCAGCTTTTTCATCTACTGATGTTACTGCACCAGTTGTATCTGTCCAAGGAACATTAACCACTAATTGATCCGAAGAATTCATTTGAATTCCATAAGTTCTATCAGTTGTAGAGGTTACTGGTTCAGCTGTTTCTGTTTGTTCTGTATCACTAAATAATTTACCTAAACCTAAAGTAGTTGAGGTCATTGTACTATATGTAGTGTCTGTTGAACTAATTGTTACAGCTCCTGTTGCACCACTAATACTTATGTTTGAACCAGCTACGATGCTTGTTACACCTGTGTTTGTTAGTAAGAATTCGCCAGCACCAGTTATTGGATTAGAGCCAGAGTTCATTGATACGCTAATTCCTGTTCCTACGTCTATACCTACACTTGTTACTGAACCTGCGCCTGAAGAAGCTGCTAATGCTACCCACACACCACCTTCACCAACTTTTACCGCATTGGTTCCTGTGTCATAATACATTTGGCCGTCTACTGGTGTTCCAGCCGCTGTGTCGTTTGCTTGATTTTCTAAAACTAAATGAAATGCTTCATTCTGGTTTAAATCAATATCATTTAAAAAATTTATTGCCATTTTGTGTTTAATTTAAATAAGCAGTCCCAGCAAACGTGGCTGAAAAGGTTATTGTTAGTTGTGTTGTTGATAAATATTCTATTTCGCCATATAATACGACGTCGTTATTGTTTATTACAGTGACTGATGGATATGGTCCCCATTCACCGTTATGTGTTATTGTCCATACAAGAGCTGAAACATTTGGAAATATACCTGTTTGAGTTTTCCATTGAGTTGCAGTGCCTGTTGATACTAATTGTTGGTTAGCAGTTCCTGTTGAAGCTGTACTATCTTGTAATGCTGCATCGACTTCTAATGTACCAGTAACTTCTAAATTCCCCGTTACTGTTAATGTTGTTCCTCCAGGACTTGCATCCTGTGACATTATAGAATCAGTTAATTCAGTTGTCGTTATTCCTGTACTTGGATCTGTTACATCAATAAATATAGGGACATCTAAGCTTGTCCCTCCAAATGATGTAATTATATATGCTGCTAAATCTTTTACTAAAAAGTTCTTAGTGGGATTTCTTAACGTAGCATCTTTCTCAGTTCCCAATAATATATCATTGGCCTCAGGAAATACCGTGGGATAAGTGTATATTATTGCCATTAATTAAATTTTTTTAAAAACTAGATGTTGTAGATATATCTAGTATTTGGTATCTTATTTTTACTTGCATCGCACTACCGCCACCACCTCCAACAGCTCCTGCTGTAGTTAATAATAATGCTGTATTTGTAGCAAGTATTCCTGCTACTGGAATTGCGCTGTATACTGTATCAGCTACTGCTTGACCTATTGCTAAAGGAATTGTGCCAAATGTAACTGAGTTTAATGAAACTAGTATGTCATTAGCAAAAGTAAATGCTGGTGCAGTGTAATCTAAGAATGCTGATATTGATAATACTTTTATTGCTTTGTTTGCGCCTGGTGCTGCAATTAAGGTTTTGTCTGTAGTTTGTAAAGCTGTTAATTCTGCATTGGTAACAGTTACCGTTGTTTCTAAATATCCTTGAGTAGCTAAACTATTTATATTAGCAATACTAAACTGGACAGTTACATTTTCTTTGATCGAATTATCAAACTGAGTTCCCAGTACGTAATCTCCAGCTGAAGGAGTTGCAGAGGGATAAGTGTAGATTATTGCCATTTGTAGTTGTTTTTCTTGATTAGTGTACAGTATATATACTTACATATAATTAAAGAAATTTACATTTTATTTTTTCTGCTATATTTAGGTAAATAAAAAAAATAGTGTGTAATATTATATAATATATTATACCTATCTAGATATTATACGTAGTATAATATTATAAGGACGGTTATATAAAGGTACCTTCCTCCCAAATGTACCGGTACCTTAACGTATAGAGAGCAATTGCGTCCCCCCTCCCTTTTTTTTCCGTTTTCTCCAGGAAAATCAGCTTTTTTTTGCGTTTTTGACAGTTTTTTAACATTTCTACCCTATATTATTCAATTTTTCCTAGATAATCATGCTAACCTCTACTTCGAATGTTAATACGAGTTTATATAGATAATATAATAAACAACAATATGAAATATAACTATATTAAAATAATTAAATCAAATAAAATAATAATATATAATTTATTATTTAATTCTAACAAATTAAAATATTCATTTAATATAATTAATAATATTCTAATAATTAATAATAAAGATTTAGACAATGTTATTAAAATATTATCAAAATCATATTACACACAAAACACATTTAAATTAATAAAATAATAATAACTATGAATTACGAATTTACATTCAATTTTCATCATGGTGACCCACTATATATCACTCATGAGACTAATACTATTGACAATGAACTATTACAATTTCTAATTGAAATTGATATTGATTTTAAAAATATAACTTCTTTTAAAGTTGATAAACTATAATATGACAATATGTCACATTATGACAATTTGTCCAATAACTATTGACTATTTGTCACATATAAACAAATATACACTTATGAGAATTCGAATGTTAATACTAATTCATATTGATAATATAAATGTAAACAGTTAATAACTAATAACTTAAATAATTAAAATAAATAATAACTTAAAATTAAAAACTATGTCAAACTTAAATTTAAAGAGATTCGTTGTAAGAAAATCTCTAATCGGTAAAAACACAATTATAAATGTTGAATTTAAAAATGGTAAGAAAGTATCTTATAATCATGATGAAGTTTATGAAATTATGAAAGATAAATTGAATACACTTCCATGTTTTATAAAGTATAACTCATACACAAGTTCAACTAATGTACCAGTTGTTGTAAGAGAAGTTGTTGAAGTACAGTAAACAACTTTTTCTTAAATTAATATTTTGGAACGAGGAAGAGTTCGATTCTCTTCATATTAACTAATATTAAATAAATAACTATGAACTCAAATGATAGTAAATTAAACTATTTCTTATTAATAAAAGAAATAAAGGAGAAGTTTCCATTTAATGAAGAAACTGATTGTAGAGAGAAGTATAATGAAATCGTACAAGATTACTTATATGAAACAATAATAACTAAACTATAAATTATGATAAAGTGGATAAATAATGAACTTGTAGAAATAAAATATGACAAGTTAGATTACTGGGTGATGTATCTCGATGGAGATTTATCTTTCGAAGAATTAATGAAATTTGTAGATACAAGTAAAAAACTTAATAACTTAAACTATAATAAAATATAATAAAATGAGTGCAACTAAAGAATTAGATAGAATTGCTAGTGAAATAGCACGAGAATTAGAACCTAAGATGTTTGAAATGATATCTTGGGGTTTAACTAAGACTGATTTAGATGATGTAGAAGGTGATGAGTTTATAGAACTTACTATTTACATTGCAAATCGAGCAATTGAAAAATTAACTAAAAATATAAATAAATAAATTTGACTATGTATAAAGATTATGACGCAGATAAAATCGCTGCAAAGTTAAAACAAGTACTAGAGTTCGAAGCTAAATATGGTGAGAATGATACTAGTAGAGGTTGGAAAAAGTGGTGCAATGACATCAACTATCGCAAACGCGAATGGGAATGGAGACAGAGCTTAGCTAAGTTTCATGCTAAAGAGAACTTAATATGAAGATAACTAGAGCATATTACAGTAAATTACAGAATAGATTTGTAACAAGAGATGAATACTTTGATGACTTATTGTTTACAACTCTAAAACAAGAATTTAATAATCCTATAAAAGATGAATAAAATACTAATAACTTTAGCTCTACTAGGAGCGCAGGAAACATCCACAGATGAACAAGTATGTTTTCGTAAATGTGAAATTAAAGATACATGGGGAGTAATCCATCATGACTATGTGAAGAAATATGATTCTTACGAACAATTCCTTTCAACTAATCCACCAAAAGACACTTGGATATGTGTAGATGAAAATGTATGGGGAACTAAGATATTTAGAAGACTCAAGCACCATTTAAAGAAAGATTTGATTTCGAAACATAATACAAATAATAATTGATAATATAATAAAATAAAATATGAAAACAATTAAATTTACTAAAGATAAAACAATAATTTATCTAAATGGAGTTGAATACAAAGGTTATACAGTAGGTAATCTACCTAATTCTTTTGGCTTCAAAGCAATACATCTTGGACAAGATGAAGATGGAGTTGACCAATATAAGTTTGGTAAAGACAACTGGTTTAACTATAAAGGTTTAACATTTATAGAAGCTCCACAAAAATGGTAGTAACTAATATGAAAGAATTATGCGAATATGTATCTCAGAAGAGAAAGATTCGCGCATCTCAACATAGAGAATTAATAAAAATCTATGGTGAATGTAAAGGAATGGGAAATAGATGGTACAAATTGCCGCAGAAATCTACTTTTCCTAAACAACATAAAGCGGCATATAATAAAATATGGAAATGAAATTAAATAAAAATTTAAGAACAGCGTTTATCACTGTAGCGCTTGTCACAACGAGTTTTGTACTCGGACATCAAAATGGTGAGCAAGAAATATTAAATAGATGGGAAGATAGATGGTTCGACTCTGAATGGTATGACTATCGTTCTATTGAAGATATACTATATGAGAAAGATTATAGTATAGAACTAGGAGAATAGTATTCGAATTATAATACGATTAAGCATTGATAATATAATAAATGAATAAAAATATAAATATATTCGAAAGATTACTATATCTTACAATAATATGTGGTATTTGTTTCTTTTGTGGCGTATTCTATACATTTTACAAAATAGATCAGCGAACATGGAATGAAGAGATATTAAAAGCTAGAGATATAGAGACGAGGTATATAAACTACCCAGTAAAAAGAACTTATAAAAAAGACGATTTAGAAAGAATAATATATGGAAAAAGATAAATATATAAATTATGTAGCAAGAGATAATGGATTATATATATACTTACTAGATTTTAATGACGGTGAAGTATATAGATATGACATTAGCGCGCTAGGTAATGAAGGAAATGGATGGAATCCTGACCATGAAGCGTGTGAAGCATTCTTATATGGATGTGGTCATAGCACTAAAGATTGTGAATGGATGGTAACAACTAACACTGAAATAAATAAAAGATAATATGGATAGTAAAAAAGCATACGAGATGATGAAAGAAGACTATATTGACAAAGAAGCAACTGAGCTCTGTGGTCAAATAGAAAGACAATTAGAAAGAATAGTAACATTTGATGATGGAATGTTAGATGATAGAACTTTCAATGAAATTAAATCATACGCCATTAAATTATTAAAAGAATGGCACTTGTAATCATTGATAGATAGTTAGACGAGTAGGTTAATTAGGTTCATTGAAGGTTTGGGATAGACGTTTTACGAAATCTCCTATAGAATAAAACTATGAACACATAACTGAATAGCTAACCGATTAGGTATCAATAGATTACTGGATAACTAAGTATGGAGCGTAAACGTTTTAACGAGCGCGATACTATCGACGGATAAAGAGGTTCGATTCCTCTTTTAGTTACTAAATAGGTAGTAATAATAACAGTAATTAATACATAAATCGAGGTGCGCTTATTAAAGTAGCGGTAACACGGCGTGGTTATTAATTGAAGCAATATTACACCTTAGACGTGGATGCGAGTGTGGCATTGTTACTCGACCCAAAAACGTACGAGCACGTCTAAAATATAGAGGTGGTGGCATACAGGTCACGTTAGGCGATTACCGGGGCATTAGAATCGATCGGGGTGCGTCAAAACAGAAAACGGTATAAATGATAATACTAGTAACTACCTGTTCCGAAACACCACCTCTAAAATATAAGAGGCATTGATGCACCTATATGGTTCAAAGCAGATGTAAGTCCTCAAGGCCTCTAGAGGCAACAGAGCATACTACGGTACTAAAGTGCGGGTTCGAATCCCGCTATGCTCTCTAATGGGTTAAAACACGAAGGACGGAATAGTGTAGTAGCTACTAAACGGATACGCGGAAAACTACAAATTTCTCAACCTGGTAAATATGAGTCAGGTTAATGAGTTAGACACTAGACCCCAATTGTGACTTTGCGTTCTGAGCTTAGGCAAGATGTTCACTTAGTACAATTATGAAAGCGTGGATACGTGCACAGTATCACCCAAAATATTGCGGGATAGAGCAGTTGGTCAGCTCGCGAGCCTCATAAGCTCGAGGTCGTAGGTTCGAATCCTACTCCCGCGTCTATATGACAAAATGTCACGAAACATAATACGAATATAGTAAGATAATAAAATAAAACAATTATGAAAAACACATGGCAACAACTCAAGCCTCATTATCAAATAAAGATAAGATTGGCTTCTCACAAATGGCGTACAGCTAAAAGACTTAAGTATAAACTTATGGCTTCAGATGGTTGGTATGATTTACCATTAGATACTATTAGAGACATACTAATGTTTACTGACAAGCATAGTTATGATGTTAGCGGTGCAGATATTATGTATGGAAACGAATTTTTAAAATCTGAATAATGAATTGGAGACAAAGAGAACAAGCATTTGAAGATGCTTACGTAAGAAGATTACTCATAGAATATGGTATTCAAGAAGTAACTACACAAAGACAAGCTAAAAATGGGACAAGGGAATTTGAATTTCCTACACCTGCTAGAAAATATTGGAGAAATAAACAATGGTTTTACTCTAAAGATAAACTAAGATTAGCTGTGTTTAAAACAGGATATGTAAGAAATCAGAATAGTTGTTCATCTAATTATCAGCTTAACAAACAATATAAGCAAAATGTTAGATGGACTATGCTAGATGGAGACAAACTAGTGACTCACAAATATGTGATGATAGCAAGAGAAAAAATATATAGTGGAATGGCTAGATTAAACTATATGTTAGAATTTTACAAAAGAAATTACTTAAATTAAAATAAAATGAAAGAAACAAATGAAAGATTACCAGATTGGTTTGATGGTACAGTATATGAAGAAGGTGGTACAGTAGAAAACCCATTTAGTGGGGAAGACTGGTCACTAAACGCGAATGAATTATCTATGTATGATTTAATCATGGGATTAAGTTATGTAGGTGATCATAGAGGATGGGATGATGAGATGATTAAATTACAGCAAAAAGGATTAGCTTGGTTTAGAACTGTAAATCCTCAAGCTTATATGGTATTATTAGACTAAACAAAAGGGCGTGATAAGGTATTGACCGAGACGTGGTAACAGTAAGTGTATGTGTGTCCTTTTTAGGCATTACGGAAGTGTATTACACTGAATACAACCGAGTCATGGTAACGCAGGTTCGATTCCTGCCACGTCCACTAACTTTAAATTAAAATTATGGCAGAATTATTAACAGATGAGATAATCATCGAAAAATTAGAAGCAGATGGCTTTATGCAAGAGCCAGATGGTCCTTGGTTATTAGAATATATCCAAGAAGAATATGGTGGTAAATTAGACAACACAAGTGATTGGGTTGATAATAGACACAGTTTAAAAATATACAGTGAATCAACGTGCGATAGCTATGATATATACTGGTGTACTCATGACGAGAGACCTTATGTGTCACAAGATGGTTATTACTATGAGGATTACAATGATTGGTCTTCAAGAGCTCTGGACGAACTAACATCAGGTGGTGATGTTTGGGTAGAACCTCATTTATGGTCAGACATGGAGTATGATTTCAACTATGAATTAGAACACTGGTGGGAAGATATATACATGGAATACTGGGATGAGAAAAAAGAAGAGTTAATAGATTCAGGAGATTATTACGAAGAAAAAGAAGAAGAATAATATGGAATTTTTAGAAAACTTTAACGGAATTAAATTTATAGGTAAACGTAGAGTCTACAACGGTTACCTTAACCAAGAACAATCTTGGAAAGAATATCAACAGTGGGCAGAAAAAAATATATATTAATGAGTACAAGAAATAATATTATGGTCATAGATCGTAAACACAGTAGTGAGTTTTCAGAAGGATTTGCTATACATCCAGAAGTGGTAGCTGATAAAGCTTATGTTAACATGTATATGCATCATGATGGTTATCCTGAATGGCAAGGAGTACAAATAGCTAACTGGTTACTTGCTAAGGGCAATAGTTGTCAAGATGGAAGTAGACTTACTAGTAAGTTAGTGCATGATTTTTATTATGATAGCTGTTATCTTCAAAGAATGGGGCAAATCAACTCTGATATAGAATATATCTATATTATATGGACTGGAGATAGAGATAAAATACATGTTAGCTGTTGGCATCTGTTTACTAAAACACCTAAATGCTTATTTGTCTTAAAACCAGAAAAGATTATATCTAAATATATGGTTGATGGTTATGAATATACAGATTTTTCTAACAATCAAACTCGATATACGCAAAGAGATGATACTTTAGATGCGTTAATTCACGCTAAGAAAATAGTTAGTATCCTATCCCAACAATACGAATTATAGATAAATATTTCATATTTATAATGAATATAATTATATAATCACATGTTTAAAAAAAGAATTACAAACGAAACTTAATACGAATAAAGTTAGATAATATGACTGAACACGAAATTGAACATTTAGCTCAAAAAGTAGCTAAATTAATAATAAACCACTTACATGCGGGACTTATTGCAGAAACTGAATTTAATCAAGAAGAAGAATTAATGGCTGAATTAGCTAGATGTATGACACTACTTGATAAATATTTAAAGGCAGAGCAATATGAAAAATGTGAGATACTTAAAAACAAAATAAGAATAATAGAAAATAAACTTAAGAACTTATGATAAAACCAATGTTAGCTCACAAGTTTGACGAAAAAAGAGTCAATTGGAGCAAAAATGTATACGTGCAACCTAAATTAGATGGTGTACGTTGTCTTTTTACTAAAGACGGAGCTTATTCAAGAGCTGGAAATAAATTTATGAATGTAAAACACATAGAACAATCTTTAAAGAAATTTTTTAAAGATAATCCTAATGTTATATTAGATGGTGAGTTATATAATCATGAACTTAAAAATGATTTTGAAAAGATTATATCTTTAGTTAGAAAACAAAAAAGAATAACTAAAAAAGAAAGAACTGAAGCTAAGAAACTAGTACAGTTTCATGTATATGATTATATTGATGATAAATATGAAAGTTATGGTATTCGCATGAATAATCTAGTAACTTCTGATATATACAATGAACATATCATATATGTAAACGCTAAATTAGTAACAAATTTTAACGCAGCTAAACAGTACCATAAAGAATACTTAGATCAAGGATATGAAGGTTCTATAATGAGATTAGGTAGTAATGTATATAAACATGGTAGATCTTATGGATTAATGAAATTTAAAGATTTTCATGACACTGAAGCAATTATTATAGGATATGAAGTAGGTAAAGGTAAACGTAAAGGAACAATAGGTAAATTTTTAATGCAAGATGATGAAGGAGTAGAATTTGGATGTCCTCCAGGTAAAGGATATACATATGAAGACATGAAAGATATGTTGAACAATATAGATGATTATATTGGACAAAGAGCAACGTTTACATATTTCCAAAGAACTAAAGCTGGGAGTTATAGACACCCACTATTTAAAGGATTAAGAAATTATGAATAAATTAATATGGCAATTATACCACGACAACATGATCTCAGAAGAGGTAGCAGGGATCTTATTAGACAAACATTATGAACGCCTCGCACATAAACGATACAAATGACAAGGAAAAAACTATACGAACACTTAATTGGTACCAACGTTTTTGGTATCCGAGACAAAATAAAGCAATTCAAAAAAGTAAGAAAAAGAAAAAATGAAAAAATATAATATACAGAATTATATTAGATATAAGGAAGATTTAAAGGAATCTATGCCTTTAGATAAACCTTATAAAGAATACACAAGAAATGAAATGATAGTTAAATTCATGCCTCTTGTAGAAATTATGGCTAGAAAATTTTCAACTAGTGATCAAGCATCAGGTATATTATCTATACTTGATTTATTGCAATGTGGAAATGAAGGATTAACACGAGCTGTTGATAAATTAGATTGGACAGAACTAAAGAAAAGTGAAGACATTGAAAAGACATTAAAAAGTTTTTTTAGTAAAAGAATTAAAGGAGCAATTAGAAGAAGAATTGATATGCACAGAGGAGATATGAGAATACCTGAACATCAATTAAATAAGATACGAAAAGATAATGGAAAAGATAAGAAAATGGTTTCCATGTTTTTTAATAGTATATTTTTATCTATTGATGCGAAACCCAATACAGATGAAAATATGATGTATCAAATTCCTGATAAATCTGAACCTTATAATATTCATTTAATGAATATTTATTTAACAAGTTTATTAAAGAAACATTTAAATGAAAAAGAATATGAAGTGTTAAGATTATCATACGGATTAGATTGTGACAAACACACAGCAAAACAAATAGCAGTTAAATTAGGTATTGAAGGAGCTAGTGATTATGTACGAATTTCTGAGATGAAAAAACAAGCTGTACAAAAACTTATAGACAATGTTGATCACTCACAAGTGCTTGATTATCTGTAAGTTAGATATGTAAATTAACAAATAAATATGTAATTATATTAATATGACCATTAACGAAAAATTATCAAAAATTCAGACAAAGTTTAAATCGAAAAAAAGTAGATTTAACTCATTCGGTAAGTATTACTTCCGGTCAGCCGAAGACATTCTCGAAGCAATTAAACCCTTTATTAAGGAGTTAGATGTTACAGTAGTAATAAATGAAGAATTAGTAGATTCTTCTGTTATTAGAACTACAGCAACTATAACTGATGGTAAAGAAACAATTAATGCTACAGCAGTAGTAGGAGTTGATTTAGATCAGAAAGGTATGCAAATGCCTCAACGATTCGGTGCTGCATCGAGTTATGGGAAGAAATACGCATTAGGAAATTTATTTCTAATTGATGATACTAAAGACAGTGATGCAACTAATACTCACGGTAAAAATGATATAACTGGTAGACAATTAGCGCAAGCTAAAGACTACATTAAATCAGGTGGGAAAATAGAAGCTATCAAAGCTAAGTATCAATTAACCTCAGCTCAAGAAGCTGAACTTAAAACTCTCTAATGAAAAAAGAAGATGTAATTGAGAAGCTACGTGATGACGAACATTACTATGGAAACTTTGGTAAAAAGTATCTTAGTAATTCAGACATCAAAGCTTTACTTACAAATCCTTTAGCTTTAGGAAAGCCTAGCGAACCTAGGCCTGCATTCTTAGTTGGTGGATACTTTCATACCGCTATACTAGAACCAGATAAACTGAAAAAGTACAAGGTTATACCTTCGTCAACTAGGAATACTAAAGTTTATAAAGAGATGTCAGGTGGAGAATTATGTTTATTAGAACACGAAGTTGATACTATAGAAAAGTTATCAGATATTATGCTAAACAATAAAGTTTGTAAAGCAATGATTCGTGATAGTAATACAGAATATGAAACACCTGGTATAAAAGAGATTGAGGGTGAGATGTGGAAAGGTAAAGCAGATATTATAAATCATAATGAAAAATTAGTAATTGATTTAAAAACTACTAATGATATTCAAAAATTTAAATGGTCTGCTTCAAAATTCAATTATGATTCTCAAGCTTATATTTATAGTGAGTTGTTTGGTTATGAAATGATTTTTATTGTAATAGATAAAAACACAGGACAACTTGGTATATTTGACTGCTCACCAGAATTTTATGCTAAAGGCAAAGACAAAGTCCAAAGAGCAGTGGAATCTTATAGATTATTTTATAAGAGTGAAGACTTTGACCCGAAGCAATATTTTATTAATAAAACCTTATAAACCATGGCAAGAACAAGAAAACAAATTTGTAGTGTAACAGGATTAGAAACTTCAGTTAACAATTTTTATAATAATCAAACACATGTAAAAGCTGTTGATAACTTAAGAAGAACTACTAATGCTACAAAAGCACAATTAACTAGAATGTTTAACCAAATTAATCAATACGCATAATATGGCAGGAATAGTAAAAGGTAGTATTAATCTTTCTGAAATACCTAAAGATAAAATTATTGAAGGTAAGAAAGGTAAATATTTACCAATATCAATTACGATTAATGATGAAGTAGACCAGTTTGGAAACTTCGGACCAATTATAGTTGATCAGTCAAAAGAGGAAAGAGAAGCTAAAGTTGCTAAGAAATATCTTGGTAATGTTAGAGTTGTTTGGAGCAACGGAACTTTCCCAGACGCACCAAAGCAAGGTGCGCCAGCAGCAGCACTAAAAGCAGCAGCTGTAGATGCTAAAGAAGATGTAGATTTACCATTTTAATTTAATTAAATGCAAGTAGAAGAATACGAGATTAATGGATTTTCGATTGATATATTCAATCAACATAACTTAGAAGTTGGTAAAAAACAAGGGACGTGTCCTTTGTGTTCCCATACTAGGAAACCCAAGAATCAAAAGCTTAAATGTGCTTCTTATGATTGGGAACGTGGTCTCGGTACTTGTCACAATTGTAATTCTACTTTTCAATTACATACATATAACCGTAAGGGATCAAACGAAAAGGAATATGTAAGACCAGAGATGGGTAAATATCTTTGTGTAAAAGATAAAACTCAAAAATGGTTTGAAAGTAGAGGTATATCTCAACAGACCTTGGACGATCTTAGGGTTGGTCAAGGTCTTGAGTATATGCCGCAAACTGGCAAGGAAGAGAATACAATAAAATTTAACTACATGATAGGTAATCAACTTATCAATATAAAATATAGAGATGGTAGAAAGAATTTTAAATTATATAAAGGTGCTGAAAAGATATTCTATAATATCAACAGTATCGTGGGTTATGATAGCTGTGTTATAACTGAAGGAGAAATGGATGTACTAGCTTTACACGAAGCTGGTGTACCCAATAGTATATCAGTTCCTAATGGAGCTACATTAAGCCATAACAACTTAGATTATTTAGATAATTGTATAGATTATTTTGAAGATAAAACTAAAATAATATTAGCATTAGATACTGATGACCCAGGTTTAGCATTAAGAGCTGAATTAGTTAGAAGGTTAGGTGCCGAAACATGTTATTTAGTAGATTTTAAAGAATGTAAAGATGCTAACGAATACTTAATAAAATATGGTGCAGAACAACTTAAACAAACTATCAATAAAGCTAGATCATATCCTTTGGAAAATGTTACTACCTTTAGAGATATTGAAGGAGAAGTTAAAGACTTTGTTACAAATGGCTTTAAACCAGGTTATCAAGTTGGGTTATCAAATTTTGATGCAATTTTTAGTACGTATACCTCTCAGTTTATCACTGTTACTGGTATTCCTAGTTCTGGTAAATCTGATTTCGTAGATCAGATGGTAGTAGGCTATAATAAAAATTATGGTTGGAAAACAGGATTTGCATCACCAGAAAATAGTCCAAATTATTTACACGCTCATAAACTAATGCGTAAAGTATGGGGTAATATGCCTAAAGTAAATGATATAGATACAGATAAATGGAAAGAAGTGGGGGATCATGTTAATGATAACTTCTTTTTTATTGATATGGAAAAATATACTTTAGAGTCAGTATTACGTAAAGGAGCAGAATTAGTTAAACGTAAAGGAATTAAATGTTTAGTCATAGATCCATTTAATAAAGTTAGAGATAAAAACGCAAGTTCATTAGATGTAAATGTTTATACAATGGAGTATTTAACTAAAATAGAAAACTTTGCAAAGAAATTTGATGTGTTAGTATTTATAGTAGCACATCCTACTAAAATGTATAAAGATAAAGATGGACAAATTGAAGAACCAAACATGTATAATATCAAAGGGGGAGGCGAATGGTATGACGCGTCTTATCACGGCATTCTCGTACATAGGGATTATGACGCGAAAACAGTTAAAGCAAAAGTGCTTAAAGTTAAGTTTCAAAATCTCGGAGAAAATGGGGCTGAAGCTCATTTTAAATGGGAACCGAATAGCGGTAGTTTTATACCGCATATATTAGATAAGATTAAAGAAGAACCAATGCCTTGGGAATAAATGCCAAAAAGAAAGAAAGATGTAATGGGACAATATATGCCTACCGTAGAAGAGACACAAGCATATAGGTGGTGTATAAACAATGGAATATATATTGCACCATTTGCGAATGGAGAAGGAGCATGGTATATTGATATTAAAATAAATAACAAAACAAATAGATCTCCTTTAACATATGGACCAGTATCTATATGGATAAAGATGTATGAGTTCTATAAATATTATTATAATAAATATGCGAACAAAGTTTAGAAACGCGGAAGAAGCTTATAATTATTTTTTAGATAAGCTAATACAAGACGGTGTTCCATTTGGAGATACTAAAGCTCTATTTAATGTAGGGTTTACATTAGAAAAACCAATGGAAAATTATATTGTAAATGAAGAACGTAATTGGAAATTAAATTATGCACAAGCAGAGTGGCAATGGTATTTATCAGGAGATCCTAGTATTTATAAACTAGAAGAAATCTATGGTAAAGTACCACCGATCTGGTGTCATATGGCAGACAGTAAAGGTTTAGTTCGTAGCAATTATGGTTGGCAATGGCAACGTAATGATCAGATAGATTATGTGGTTGCTAAACTAAAAGAATGTAAAGATACTAGACATGCTGCAATAAGTATTTATGACGCAAAAGAATGGAAATCGTATCGCAAAGATACACCATGTACTTATGCTGTTCAGTTCACAATACTAAATAATAGACTAAATATGGCTGTTCTGATGCGTTCTAATGACATCTGGTACGGCTTTTGCAATGATCAGTACCAATTTAGTATGTTACAAAAAATGATTGCAGACAGATTAAATATTGAGATTGGTAATTATTACCATTATGCACACAATTTACACATATATAATGACAAATTATGACATATCACATTTACCACATACCAGGAAGAAAAATAGGTGTAACTCAAAATTTAGATGGCCGAGTTCATATGCAACAAGGATATGGACCCGGAGAGTATGAGGTATTAGAATCATCTGATGATATAGATTATATTTCAGATCGAGAACTTGAGTTACAAAAAGAGTACGGATACAAAATAGATAGAAAATTATATAAATTATTAAAACCAGAAACTAAAAGTATGAAAATAAACGTTACTGAACAAACCACTACGTTTCCTTATCCTGTTAGAAAATTAAAAGGACATTTACTAGACAATCTAGGAATGCAATGGGAAACAGAACATGGCGTGTTTGTTTTAAATCTTGATTCAATACGTTGGATCATAGGACACGTACAAACGTCTATGTATAACGATAATAGATGTTATGTATATAATAAAGCATTTGCTAACTGGTTTTCAACTCCTGAATTATGGAGTGACGATCCAGTAGATGAATCAAAACAAATTAAATGCAATAAAAAACCTCTTAAAATATTTGAAAATATTAGAGAATGGGCTCAAACTAGAGGATTATACGATAAAGGTAATTCACATACCCAATACGTTAAGCTTCAAGAAGAAGCTGGTGAATTAGCTAAAGCATTATTAGAAAATAATAAAGCTGAAGTTATCGATGCAATAGGTGATATGGTTGTAGTATTGACAAACCTAGCTCATCTACAAGGAGTAAATATAGAAACTTGTATTGCTGAAGCTTATAAAGTTATAAGTAAGCGTACCGGTAAAATGATTAATGGAACATTTGTAAAAGATGAATAGTTATACAGTAAAGACTGAAGACAAAATCGTACAACAAGTAATCGAAAAGATAGATCAACGTAGTCTGGTTGGTCAAGCTAAGTACGGTGCAATGATGATGGAAGAAGTTGAAGGTAAAGATAAAGACTTAAACGACTTTCTAATTGATGTACAAGAAGAAATAATGGATGCATTGTTATATATACAAGCAGCAAGAGCTTGTTTACGTGATGAGATTGAAGAAGCAATGCTACGAAGAATAGAAGTACAAGATGAAGAAACGTTATAAAAGAAAAAAAGGACCTGTTAACAGTAAGAAAATTACTGTTGACGGGATAACCTTTGCGTCAGGACTAGAACGATACATGTATCAAGTTTTAAAGGATGCAGGAATATCTGCAGTTTACGAAGGTAGGACATACACCGTATTTCCTGAATTTGAATTTCCAAATATATCTATAGAAAGATGTGCTAATGGAAAAGGAGAATTTAAAAACAGAGGAGAAAAGAAAATACTATCAATTAAATATACTCCAGATTTTATAGGAGATGATTTTATAATTGAATGTAAGGGTAGAGCTAATGAAAGTTTCCCTTTACGTTGGAAAATGTTTAAAAAATATGTAAGTAGTGAACTTCCTCATGTAATTATATATAAACCACAGAATCAAAAAGAATGCGACGAAACAATAAACCACATCCTCAACTCGTCAAAATAATTGCTAGAAGAAATTATAGAGATCGACAGATTGATAAATGGTGGAAATGGAGTTGGGAAAAAAGAGGTAGAGTAAAATATAAAGAATTAGTTCGTTATCAAGACGAATACAAATTAAAAGTTTATGGCTAAGAAAAAGAAAAAAGAAACAGAAGTAGTAAAAGATAATTGGTCATTATCAATAGGAACATATCCTGGATTATTATTTGGGATAAGATCATATGAAGAAGATCATGCATTAATATATGTATTATATGTACCATTTATAGATATTGCTTTAGAAATATATTATTAATTATGAGTTTATTTAAAGAACGAATCCCTTACAAACCATTTGAATACCCGATATACTACACAGAAGGTTGGCTTAAACAAGCTCAAGCTTTTTGGTTGCATACCGAGATACCAATGTCCGGTGATGTAAAGGATTGGAACGAAAAATTAACTCTAGCTGAAAAAAACTTAGTAGGAAATATCCTACTAGGTTTTGCTCAGACTGAATGTGCGGTATCAGATTACTGGACACAAAAGGTCGTATCATGGTTTCCAAAACACGAAGTGCAACAGATGGCTATGATGTTCGGATCACAAGAAACAATACACGCTGTTGCATATAGTTATTTAAATGAAACATTGGGATTGGAAGACTTTGAAGCATTTCTTCATGAACCAGCTACCGCGGAAAGATTTGATAATTTGGTTAGTTATGACGGGAACGATCCTGTGGGGATTGGTCGCAGCTTGGCCATCTTTTCTGCCTTTGCAGAGGGTGTTAGTTTGTATTCAGCTTTTGCTGTTTTATACTCTTTTCAGTTACGTAATCTTCTCAAAGGAGTAGGTCAACAAATGAAATGGAGTGTAAGAGATGAATCATTACACAGTAGAATGGGTTGTCAATTGTTTAGACATATGTGTGAAGAAATTCCTACATTACTAGAAGATTGTAAAGATGATATTTATAAAGCAGCAAAGATAATGATGGAATTAGAAGAAAAATATATAGACAAAATGTTTGAAATGGGTGATATAGAAAATCTTAAAGCCTATGATCTTAAACAATTTGTTAGAAAAAGAACAAATGAAAAATTACAAGAATTGGGTTACTCAGATAAAAGAAGATTTTTCCACTATGACAAGGACGCAGCAGCGAATCTTGATTGGTTCTATCATCTTACTGGGGGTCACACTCACACTGACTTTTTTGCGATTAGGCCGACTGACTATAGTAAAGCAAATGAGGGAGAAGATTTCGAAGATATATGGTAGGCAGAATAATTGAAATATTTAGATATACAAATAAATTAACAAGCTATCAAAAGTTTGCTTCTAGAGTCGGTTATATGGGAGCAGGTTTTTTAATAGCAGCACAATGGACTATTGATCCTAGATTTTATATTGCAGGTTTTATATGTGTGATAGTACAGGTATCATCACGTAAACAATGGAATTTAGTTGCACTAAATTTAAATGGATTAATAGCTTGGATAACACATTTTATAAAATGAAAGAAAGTAAATTAATACAAATGTCAAAGCAGTTAGATGCTTTGAAAAGAGTTACTCAGCAGTTAATAAGAGAAATACAAGCTAATGCTACAATAGCTGGTGGAACATTAGAAGCATTTAAAATACATGTTGGAGATGAAGAGTGGGAATTAATTGTAGAAGAGTTAAAAGATAAAGAAAAAAGAAATCAAGAAACCGATAAAAAATTAGATTTAGATGTGGAATAACGAATGGAAAAAAGGGATAGATTATCCTGAGTGGGGAGACACAGAAGTCTATAAAAAAACTATAATAGGAGGTTATTTAAATAATGGAGAAACACCGAAAGAAGCGTACCGAAGAGTTGCTAAAACAGTTGCGAAAAGATTACAGAAGACCGAAATGGAAGAAAGTTTTTTCGAATACATTTGGAAAGGTTGGTTATGCCTTGCATCACCGGTACTATCGAACACTGGCACTGATAGGGGCTTACCTATTAGTTGTTTTGGCATTGATGTCGCTGATTCTATTATTGATATAGGACAGAAAAACTTAGAGATGATGCTACTCGCTAAACACGGCGGTGGAGTTGGTATCGGAGTAAATCAAATTAGACCCGC